CTGCTGCAATTGATCAAGGTAAAATAGCTGATACTATACTAAATGCTCAAACGGCTTCTTACACACTTGTATTAACTGATAAGAATAAATTAGTTGAAATAAGCAATGCTTCAGCTAATACTTTAACAGTTCCACCTAACTCTTCAGTAGCATTTCCTGTTGGTTCTACTCTCACCGTTCTTCAAACCGGAGCTGGCCAGTGTACAATAACAGCCGGTGCTGGAGTTACAGTAAACGGTACTCCTGGACTTAAGTTGCGTACAACCTGGTCATCTGCTACACTTATTAAACGTGCAACTGATACATGGGTTGCTTTAGGAGATATGGTAGCATAATATGGCCGATAATGTTGGTAAAAAGCAGAATAGAAAAGCTCCTAAACCAACAGCTGCCGTTGGCGCCGCCAATACAACGGTTGCTGCAGCGATTACCTCAGCTGGCTTTGTTCCTTCTGAATCAAAGACAAATACTACTGTCCCAGCAGATGACGGTAAATTAAAAGACGCTTTAACTGACACAACTGTTACGCTACTTGGAAACACTGTAACCTACAACACGTTTAGTCCTTTTTTCCCGCCGTATTTCCCGCCGTATTTCCCACCATTCTTTCCACCGTTTTTCCCTCCTTATTTCCCACCGTTCTTCCCACCGTTTTTCCCACCTTACTTCCCACCTTTCTTTCCACCGTTTTTCCCTCCTTATTTCCCACCTTATTTCCCTCCTTTCTTCCCACCGTTCTTCCCACCTTACTTCCCGCCAGCATTTAAGTCTGATGTGAGAGATAAGGTTGAAATAGAAGATCTTGGATTTGGACTTAATGTGGTCGAAGAGTTACGCCCTGTTTCTTTTGAATGGAATGAAAGAGACGGAGACAATCAAGGTAAAAAAGATATTGGATTCATAGCTCAAGAGCTAGCCAAGGTAGAGGACATGTTTAACGCACATGAGGTATTTGGCTTAACTGATCGTAGAGATGAAGAAACAATATACGCCGCGTACCATAGACTAATTCCAGTAATGGTTAAGGCTATTCAAGAATTATCATCTGAAGTCAAGGAATTAAAGAAAAATAAAAACTAATAAAAGTTATTAATAATGTTTACAAATCCATTTATAATAGCTAATGTTACTCCAGTATTATATTTCTTTGCTACTGGCCTATTGGTAAATTCATTATATAACTCTCAAAGAGTTTTATCTATATTTAGAGTCGATGGGAAAATCCATCCTAAGGAACCATTCAGCTGTTCCAATCTAATTAAGTCAGCAAGCTGCTTTGTGACATTTGTAATATTGTTATATTATTATATAACTGATATAGCAAATGGCCATTATCCAAATATCCCAATACGATCAATAGCTATGGCCTATATGGCGGTAGACCTTATGTGTTTAATTAAGGTAAAAAAATATTTAACTAAATCAGTAGTACAACATCATTATTCAATAATTTTTTTAGTTCTTCTTGCGATGTGTGTTGATTTTAATCAAAGTAATATCGGTCAATTAGCTTTGTTCTTTTTGTTTATTGTTACCGCAACTTTTCCGGTAAATCTATATTTTGCACTTAAACCATACTACAAAGTTGATTGGCTACTACATATATCTAAGTATGATTATCTGTTTACAATGGTTGGTTATATAATATATTTAATATTTAACTGGCAATACAGTATTTGGGGCATATTTTATTTAATAGCAACAACACCATTGTTCATAGCTGATGCAAAACAATTAAGACACTTATTTCAGGAAAAACCTGGTAAAGCTTTACTTTAATAATTTTGTTATAGAATAAAAAGATGGGGTAGTAAATCTTTCCCCGCTTATAACTTTTTTAACGCCGTGGAGATAGTAGATATCACCAGGGTGCGCAACGGCTAAGCCTGGCTTAGGTTTCACTTCTATGTTATGTTGTGGATAGTATAATTCCCCACCTTCAAAATCATCATTGTAGTAAATTAATGAATTCAAATCATATGTGGGGAAAGGGTTTGGCGAGCCATCGTTTAATTGCTTGTCAGCGTGCGGCTGTTGTTCTAGGCCAGGAAACCATCTGATGATAACTGGTGGCCTAACGGATACTTCAACTTTGAATGTATCTTCTAAAAGATATTTCATTTTTAATATATATTTGTCTATCAAGTTGTAAACATCTAAATTAATTCTAGAAAGAATATCATAGCTACACTGCCTATTTTGCCAATATGAAGCATCATAGGTGCATGTGCCATCTTCAGAATAAGTATTCTCTCCAGCATCCATCCATTCATTTATTAATGGCAAAAATTCTTGTATCTTTTTTAAATCTTGCAATTCAACAAAATTATCTATAATAATAATATTTTCTTTTGAGGAACCAAAATAGCCAGGTTCTATTAAAGATTTTCCATCTTGTTCAAAATCCACAGTTGCTCCTTGGCTTTGTTGTGTGATATAGTATATCATCAATAAAACAATCAATCTATAGAAGGAAAGAAAATGGAATTTTTTCACGTAGGAGCATGTACAAATCCACAAGACAATGCTAAGTTCGGCATTTATTTGTACAGAAATGCGATACCAAGAGAATTAAATATACCAGAAAGATTGGAAGCCACTATTGGAAAAAGTGAACACGAATTATTTAAGTGGTCAGAAGCAATGGTTGGTTATAATCAAAAAATGCCAGACTATAGAGATTGTGTAGACTTAAAAATGAGCCCAGATCACTGGAAGTATCTAAAGCCAGAATTTGAGGAAGTTAGAAAATGTTACGAAGATGTAGAAAGCCATCTCAAAGTATGTTTAACTCATTATGAATCTTTATATAATTTTAAGATGGAATACATGGAAGCAATTAATTTTGTTCGCTATGGAGAGGGTCAACACTTTGCCGTTCATACAGACCATGGCTTTTCATACACGTGCACAGTGTCTTCAGTTATTTACTTAAATGATGACTATGAAGGTGGGGAGTTATATTTCCCTTATCTAAACATAACTCTAAAGCCAGAAGCTGGAGACATTGTTATGTTCCCATCTACTTATATTTATGCGCATGCTTCGATGCCAGTGAAGTCAGGCATTAAATATTCTGCGGTAACTATGTTTGATTACAATGACAATAATCACAAAACAACTGTTGCTCCAGGTTCGCAGTTGAGCGATTCGCAAAAAACAGTATTGTCCAAGGCAAGCGCTTAAATTATAATCAACAAAATTTATGACTAAAGTTACCTTAACTAAAACACATCAAAATCCACCTGAAATAGTCCAATCTAGGCTCAAGAGAGACTGGATGGACAATACCTATAAAAAGCATGCTTATCAATGCCTTCCAGTTACCACGGCCAACGTACACGGGTGGGAACTGATTCTGCCCCAGGATGTAGTTGTACAATGGGATGGCGGCAACAACAATGTGAAAATACTAAGTGGTGATAGTTATATGGGAAGAAATTTAGCCTATGGCGGAATTATAGGCATGGTTTCTTTTTCTGTTGGTTGGGCTTTTGGCACAGAAGATGGTTATGAAACATGGATTGGTGGATCGCCAAATTACTTAGTAGATGGGGCATCACCACTTTCGGCCGTGATACCTTCTAGCTGGTGGCCTGACGAATTTCAAATGAATTGGATTATAACTAAAATTGGCGAACCAGTTACATTCCCAGCCGGTATGCCATTTATGTTTTTTAATATCTTTAAAAGTGATCTTCTTGAATCTGTTGAATTTAATGTTGATAACATTTGGGATAAACCATCTTTAATGGTCGCTAGACAAGCTTACGGTGACGCTAAAATGAAGAAAAACAAAGAAGAACCTTGGACTTGGATGAAGGGGATTAAAACTGGTTTAAATGAAAAAGGTGAGAAAATTGGACCATCAAATTCAGGTTTATTAAAGTTAAAAACACCGAACACATAATTACTATATTGATAGTTAAAAATAAACAAAGTGAGGCAAAATGAGTTTTAATCTTCTTACTTCGCAGCAAAAAAAAACCATACTTGAAAATAGCAAAACACAACGCATGCTTGTCTTGTATGAACTTCTTTTATCCTGCGAACTTAATCCAGAAACTTTTGTATTAGAAAAGAATTCTAGCGCTTTCGCACCATATGCGGAGGAAACACACGGCCTCTACTATAGAGCCTTAGAAGCGCAAAAAATTGTTGATTTAGTTATCGACATAGATAGCATACTTGCACAAATTTAATTAAAGGATTAAAAAATGTCTTTATCTAATTCTGAAAAAAATGATATTAAACAAAAAGCTAAAACACATTTAGAAAAATCAATATATACTTTATCTTTACTTGTTGGCATTCTTCCAGAAGAAGCACTTGCTGCGGAATCAAAGGAAAACCTTGCTAGCACAGCATCATTTGGAGTCAACTCATATGGCATTAGTGAAGAAGAAGTTATTGATTCGTTGTATAATTTTATTTTAAATTATAGAGCGATTGGCTAAAACCATGTCTGGAACCGATGATCAAGTTTTGATTTATTCTGCCAGAAAAGGAACCTATCTAAATTCCGATGGCACAGAAGTTTTCTGTGATGTACTTTGGTCAAATGATGTTTTTAAGAATAGTATAATTACTAATCCAGATTTTGAAGAAGAGGATTAAGATGGCTTACAATGCAGAACAAGATTTAAAGTATATAGACAGCAATTTAACATTTCTTATGTACGTTGTTGGCTTAGATGGTAACAATTTGGACAGTGTAACAATAGATGATTTTATCGGCGCCGCTAGAGATATGGTGAAGGTTACTCTTCAGACAGAGGGCGATCTAGCTGGCGTTCAATCTATAGATCCAATATCGTCTTTTTTAAAAAACCAAAAACATTCTTTAATTACAAGCATTAGAAGATTTTGGTATCTTCGCACTTTAGCAATGGGAGCAATAAGCCGTGGTTAATTCAAAAGAATTTTTTTCTAACATTGAAGAAATTGTAAAATTTTATCACGTAGAAAATGCTCAAGATATGGTGGATAGAACCGGGGACATCAAACAATACTTAGATACTTTAAGTATAGATAAAAGAAAAGTAGCCGTAGGGCAGTTTGATGTGCTTGTTTGGTATTTCGATATGTTTAGTTCCGAAACCACTATGTGGAACCAAAATTTTTCTTCAACATATGGCGGTTCTCAATATGAATTGTCTTTTTTAACTAAAAATCCAACAACAAGTCTTATGTCATTCCCCGCCTGGAATACTGGCTTAGCAAAATTAATGGATCAAAAATCAGATCTTACCCTTATTAACGGATATCAATTAGATCTTTTTGAATCGTTTTGCAAAAAGGAATCTGAAACATGGAACTACGACACCGTTCTAAGACAACAAGTAGAAGCAGGAACTGCTGGACTGTACGATTTTATCGCTATAAATTCATATGACGTAATTCATGACCCAACTTTAGTGGTTTCATTTTTTGACATGCTTAACGCTGGCGGCGTATTGGTAATCGGTCACACAAATAATTCAGCTCACTTATATGATGATGGAGCAGAATTTAGTCCATACTACGAAATGCATCAAAAGTTAAAGCAATTAGACAACTCTTTAGTTTATCATGATTATACTGTGATGGGGACGACAATAGCAATAAAAATGTAGTATAATATAAATACTATGATAGTTGTAGATGATTTCATCCAAGACCAACAATTGCTAAAAGAAATAGAGCTAGATGCTAGTTTCTATCCAAAATCAATAGGCGCTGGAGCCTATACGGGCAACTTCATGTTCTGGGATGGTTGGTGGAAAAGCCCAGCAAATACAACAAGAAAAAAACTCATTCAAAAAATATGGGAAAATTATCTACCAATACCAAAAGAAGAAATATCTGGCTTTGAGTATTGGAATAGAAGATATGACAAAGATGAGTCTATAGGTCTTCATTTTGACGAAGATGGTTTTCTTTATAGGGACAAAAAAATATTTATAGGTACAGTTCTTGGTTGCGTTTATTATCCTCACATTAATGAAGATTTTATTGGTGGATTTTTAGAAATTCATAAGTTTAAGGTCGAAGACAACACTCCCAATGCATTAGAGTGGGAAGCTATTAACCAAAATACAACTCCAGTCGACGAAAGAGAAAGAATAGCCTGTAAGCCAAATAGGCTTATAATATTTGATGGTGGCCATTTTCTTCACAATACAACCCCTATTGTCGATGGTTACAAAACTATATTTGGCATAAACATTTGGCACGCAGATCATCCTCCGCAAGCATTATCAACTAACGAATATTATTATGAGTAATTTATGAAAACAGAATTTCTTTGGAAAAAAACAAAAACTGTAAATAAAATTACATCAAAAAAATTAGCTGAAGGTGTGATTGTTTTCGAGAACGCTTTACCAATGGATGTTCATGATTATGTTTTCCCTTTTATATCAAGCTTAAAAGAAAAAGCTATAAAAGAAGATTACGTAATTATAAAAGATGAAAACGGGAAAGACGTCTATGCCATAAATAGAAGTGGGCATAGATATGATATTGAATCAATTGCAAAAAGTTCTAGACACATAATGAATTTCTTAGATGACAATGATGACCCTAGAATAGAAGATTTTTTTATTGGTTGTGAACAAGCCTTTAGGCAGTGTTTGTTAAAATATATTTCAATATATCCAATGGCCCTTCCTAGTATTTGGTGGAGAACTCAGGGGCACATTTTGGCTTATGGTCCATCTAGCGGCATGGGCCTACACAGTGACAACGATGTTAATTACCAACCAGGATTTGAGCCAGACCTGCAAGTCGCAACTAGAAGTGTACTGGGTTCAATACTCTATTTTAATTCATCTGTTGATTCAAAAGAAAAAGTAGTTGACAACGAATATGTGGGTGGAGAAATAGAGTTTCCGTATCTTGGCGTTAAATACAGTCCAAAAGCAGGAGATTTATTAATGTTTCCTTCTAACTTTATAGCAACACACGAAGTGCACGAATGCAAAGAGGGCAATAGATACGCATACATAGGTTATTATTCTCAAGGCTCTGAGCATAAACAAAGAGGGATTGACATAACAAGTCAGAGTGTTCCCGTTGGCAAGCAGGGGCAGATATGGATGCCGGAAGTGGTTGAGGAATATAAGGAGTTTGTTAAAGAAAATTTTGATACTTCAAATATGGAATTAATGAACAAATTATTAAACCCAACATTAAGAACTCATAACAGCGCAAATACTCAAAAGGAAATCCATGATAGACAATAACGTTAAAGGAAAACATCTCGGCGGTGGTGTAGTTCTTTTTGAAAACGCATTTAGTACAGACTTTGATTTTATATACGACTTTGCTAAGGAGTCAGTTAAGAAGGAAAGAGATGCAATGTACTCTTTAACTGTTGACCCTGAAACAGGTGAAGATATTTATGTGAACAAAAGCGGATATTTCTTCTTTAAGGAAAGCGTTGATTTGATGCCAGGTAGAGCTGGAACCATACACATGGACAAAAATCATAATGGCAATGAACACTTAGAATTTTTTGAAAAAATAAAAGATAGTTATCTTTTTAAGTATTTTGATTTCTTTCCTTTATCGTTTAAATGTGTTTGGTGGAAAGTTAAAAGCCATATTGTTTCTTATGAAAAAGATGTTTTCTTAGGTAGCCACTCTGATGTTAGCGCAGATTACATTTACGGAGTGTTAACTCCTCCTGACCAATTGGCCACTAGAAATACTATTAGCGTAATATTATACTTTAATGATTCTGTTGATTCTGAGGATGAGTTAAATGGAAAAAATTTTATTGAAGGACATCATTACTTTAACTATTTAGACATTAATTACAAGCCAAAAAAAGGTGATGTAATGTTTTTCCCTTCAAATTTTATGGCAGCACATGAAGTTTTGCCGGTTAAAGGTGGCACTAGATTTAGTTATCTGGGGTGGTATAGCCATGGAACGCCAAATCCAAATGTGGGGGAAAACGTCGCGGACCCGATTAAAGACCCAGAATTATCCAGCAGAGCAACAAATGTTTACATGCCCACTTTAAGGGAAGACTATCAGAATTATTTAACCCAAAATGGTCACGAACAATCATCGGATCAATACCACGTTACGAAATCAAATTATTAAAAATGTTTCATAAAGATTTAAAAGCAAAAAATATAGGGTCTGGATTAGTTTTAATAGAAGACGCTTTTGAAATAAGTCAAGAATTTTTATTTGATTATATTTCTTTTTTACAAGAAATAGAACAAGGTACCTTTACTTATGTTATTGAAGATGGCAAAAGATATGCTATCAATAGAACTGGTTTTAAGTTTGACCCAGAAGAAGTCTCTTTTGCCCCAGAAAGATTTATAGATCTTTTTTGTAGAATGTCAGACAGAAAACCGACACAGGAACAGGTGCAACTAATTAAAGATTTAGAAGATCTGGCTTATAGATCTTTAGTTGAATATTGTAAGATATACCCAGAAGCAGCAGTTGTTTCTTGGTGGAGAACCCATGGTCATATAGCGACCTATTCTAACGGGCAAGTGATAGGCCCCCACGCAGATGATCAAATCGGCTATGAGTATGGAAAACCTCCAAAGAATGAATACCCAAAACACAGTAATCTTAGTATAAATATATACTTAAACGATGGTGTTGACTCTAAGGAAGATTTAAATGGAACAAATTTTATTGGAGGAGACATACTTTTCAAGTATGCCAAGCACAAGCATAGACCTAAAATGGGTAGCATAGCAATATACCCGTCAAACTATATAGGGACCCATGAAGTTGAGCCAGTAACTAGTGGCAAAAGAATAGCTTATTTATCTGCAGTTTTATATGGAACCCCAGAAAATATGAGCCCAATCCCAATTGAGGGAGACTCCAGAATCTGGATGCCAAACTTAAAAAAAGATGCTGGACTAATCTCTTAATTAATATTACTATTGTCTTATAGCATACTTAAATATTGGGACAATATGATTTACAATGAAGCGATAACCTACAATAGCCCCAATGTGTCTTACGACGGCACTTTAATAATTTATGCAAGTAGCTTAATAAACCCAATTGTATTAAACAATATAACAATATTTTATGCTTCTAACGAAGATTATTCAAATTTAACAACAATTGGTGTTTTAAGTATAGATATTAATCCTCAGGGAATTGTTTCTGTAGAGGTTTTAGACGAAGACATAAACGCTATATCTTCAGCTCAAATTATATCTGTTGGTGTAAGCGGCGAAATATCCATAATAGGATAAATATAATTACTATATTAAATATTGATTTCTTTTGGAGCCCTAATGTTAACTAATACCGTATTGGTAAATGATAAAGTAAGAATAAAAGTAAAATTTGTTGACGTCAATAACGTCACTGGGGCACAAATATTGGTTAGTCCTACCTCTGTTTTGGTTACAATTTATAAATCAGATAATACCCAAATTGTTTCAACTACGGCAACATCTCTTACTAGCTCAGAATATTACTACGATTTTACTCCAACGGTAGCCGATACATATAAAATAGTTTTTGTAGGCAACATACCGGGTGGAACTTCCATAACTGTTAACCAACAACTTTATGTCAGTACATCTACAGATACATATAAGCCTGTCATAACATTGAAGGCAGACGAAATAATCACTTTTGCAGCAGACGTTGACCCAATTTATTTAAACCCAGAAGAAATGCAAGCTTACTTTCCGGAAGCATCCTTGCTTGAAATTGGAGAAATAATTCATTATCATTCAATGGAAGTTAGAGACATCTATGGATTCAATGATTCAAATCCAGCATCTGGAATAAATTATACTAGCTTAGAATACATAAAAGCAGCAACAGCTTGCGACCTCAGCAGGACGTACAGCTACGGTGGAGACGACGACGTTTCCGTACAATTGGGCGACCTAACTGTTACGGCAAGAAACTTACCAAGAACAAACATAAGCAGAGGTAATGCCGTAACCTGGTGTCAAATTGCGGCAGCATTGAGAAAAGAAATGTTAGCTGGGATAACTGGGGCTAGAGGTTTCCAACCAAAGGGGCTACCTACAATGCCAGTTATAAATGCCGGTAATTACATAGACCCAGATACTGGAAGAACAACTTATTTAACGGAGAGAGACCTTTACGGGGCAAGCAGAAGTGGAGAATTGTCTTACAATCCAATACCTAAGAGGGGTCTACATAATTATGATTAATCTTGAAAAATCATTTATGGGCATCTTAAAGAAATGGGGCTATGATGTTTTTATACAAAGAAAAAAAGCTAACGGCAACTATGAAGACAACCTTCAACAGGTAACCACGAGGAGCGTTTTTCCAAAAGGAAGATTTGAAGCCAAATCGGTAGATGAGGAAAGCGAAGGAGTACTTGTTAATTCCGATGTTGTTTACTACTTTGAGGGTTCAGTTAATCCAGGAGAGGGTGATAGAATCTATGAGATGATCCCCAACGCCGCAAGCAAGTATACTATCTACGTGATAGATACGAGTGCACCAATCAGGGGTAAGGGTGGAAAAATAATTTACTGGACAGTTGGAGCAACTAGGGAAAAACAGGTTTAAGGTGTTAATAGTAAAAAAAAATCAACAATTAAAATTTAGATTTACATTTGTTGGTGACGCTAGGTCGACTTCAACTACATCAACTAATTCTAAAAATATTTCATTTAAACAAATATTAAATAACAAAGCAACAATAACAACAACTGTTAATCATGGTTTCCAGGTTGGGCAAGCCGTTACCATTGCTGGAGTAGACACAGTATTCAACGGTTTGCATACGATAGAAGAAATAACCGGAAATACATTTACCTATAGAACAGCACTGTCAAATGTTAGCGTTGTTGTTTCCTCAGGAACAGCATCTGTTACATCCGCATTGTTGAACGGTGGACTGTCTTATGACCCTATAGCAAACGGTTCAGATGTTACAGTTAGTGTCTATAGAGGCCTTGACCAATCTGGCGCAATCATAGGAGCCCCAATATCCTATAAGTACACAAGTTCCACTACAAGCCCTAACGCCTACATAGAACGTAATGGAACAACTGAATTTGTTTTCAATTATAAAATTCCAGAAAATATAGAAGCACAAAACTCTTTATTCAGTGGGACCTATACTATTGTAGCTAGAACCTATATTAATGGAAACCTACTGAGTTCAACGGTTCAATTTGAATTAAAAGATAGTTTATACGATTTAGTTTCAGGCGTTGGCCAAGGTAATAAATCTGCAACAATAACATATAAGCCATCTTATGATGACTTAAATCAAACTAATATGCAATCAATATTACTGATAGGTCACGCAGATGGGTTAGAGCTAAATAACCCAGTTAAAATAAACTCGGTACAAAATGCGGTAGATCTTTTATCTGGAAACAAAAATAGCCCCTTACTTAGGGGCGTATTAGACGCATATGGTGCAGGCGCAAGAAATATTTTTATATGTGCAGCGGCCCCGATGTCAGAGTACATTTCAAGTGTAGAAGATAGAAACAAAGCTTATGCGGTTTTTAATGGACAAACTCTTAAAACTTTTTATGAAAAATACTACGAAAGATTGATTCAAACATATAATATTATAAAACAATTAGATTATATAGATGTAATTGTCCCACTAGAAGCTTCTATAATAAAAACTGGCGGTGTAGACTTCTTGTCGCAGCTTGTGCACTATTGCAATGATTTTCATAACGAAACTGGTTATGTGCAAATTGGGATTATAGGCAGTAGGGGTAATGGAATAAGTTCATCTGATATTGAATTGATTCAAAATAGCAAATATCTTAGATACAAATATACTACATTCACCAACACAACCTCAAGTACACAAATCGCTTCAGACATAGGAAGATACGTTGTTCCAGTGTATGGGGAAGCAGTATTTTCTCATTTGCAAATAGACAATACCTACACTGCTTCAGTCGCAGCAGCTGTAGCCGGCATGATAGTTCAGTCTCAATTAAATATGGGTTTAACGAGAAAGAGAATTCCAGGAGCTTTATCTTTATATGGTGTAGACTTAAATTCTACTCAATTGAGCATACTCGACTCAATGGGCATAAATACAATATACAGAGGGACTAAGGCACGTAGGGGTAATGTATATGAGGTGTATTTGACTAGTGACTATACTCTTTCAAATACTAATTCTGTATTTTCTAAACTTCCACAAATGAGACTAACCTCATATGTAGCTAGCCAAGTCAAAGCATACGGCTATGATTACATAGGTAAATTCGGATACGACAAGGTTGTAACCAGCGTTACTAATATGTTGTCAGCATTAAAGAAAAATGGTTCAATTGTTGACTATGAATTTAAAGCAGAACAATCTCAGCAAGAACAAGGTTTATTAATATTAAATATTAATTTGACTTCTTCTTTAGGTTTGAAGAAAATTAATCTTTCTTTATCAGCAGGACCGGCGGCTTAAGATGGCACAATTACCAATCAGCATGCCAAAGCTTGGCTTGGCAGATGCAATGGACAAATCACGCTTTGCAAACATACTTCAGTCTGATGGTAATTTAAGTTACCTAGAATTTATATCAGCTGTAAAATCTTTATGGGAAGAAAGCTATCCTAATTATCCAATCAAGGCAACATCAAACGGAGACAATTCTTTTACTTGGTTTAACCCGGCGACTCAAGAGTATGATGCCACAGACGCAATAATAGTTTATTCTTTAGAATTAAGAAAAGCTCACTCTGTTGAACCAAAACCTAGAATGAGACAAATAACAAATAATAATGTCTATGTTTATGGGCAAAGATTCCAAAACGTTGTTGCATTTACGGCTATGTCTCCAGTTGGAAAAAGATTAGGGTCAGATTCAAATTCCGTTTGCGACGACCAAGATAATTCTTATTTGGTTGAATCTTTAATAGAATCTTTTGAAGATTTTATGCTGGAGTATACTCCAATCTTTAAAAAGATAGGTGCTTCAGAATTAGTCTACTCTAGAAGACTTTCAGACTCAGAAATTAATAGGGATTCTAGAGATGTTCATAAAAGAACAGTTACCTACATGCTCACTACCGAAAAAGTCTTTGCGGCACAGGCTAATACGATAGAAAAGATAGCTATAGACGTAAGACAGTTTATGGCTTATGAGCCAGAATTTGCTAATGCAGCAACCCCAAATTATGAAGATATAAACATTAACCTTATAGACCTACAGAATACTGCCACTCCACGTCATTAAAAGCTGTATTAAAATTCTTATAGTTAATATATTCATAGTTATTTTTATGACTTAGTTGTTACTATATCACAAGACTTATTCTGTCGGAGGTTCAAAGATAACATGGCTACACCGGGTGTAACAACATTAATTAGAGATCGCTTCTACAGCGTCTCAAGACAAGATGTCCCAGCGGGACCAAGAATTGTGGCGATAGCCAAAAGAAATAACGTTGATGGAAGCGGTAATGTAGCCGACCTAGATGTTGTTCAAGCTACAAATGAAAAAGATGTAATCACCGCATTCGGTGAAGGTTCAGATCTTCATAAGGCATTTTTGGAATTGATAACCGCAGGCGCAGAAAGAATCTATCTTGTGCCACTTCCAAAGAATACACAGTTTGACCATACCAATGGTTACTTAACATTGGCTGGAACCTATTCTGGTGACGCAATGCTTGATGCAGCGTACGCCGCAGCAGAAGCTGCAATCCCAGATGTTATTGTACCTTGGGGTAGAGGCGGCAACTCATTGGACTGGGACGCCACAACAGGTGCAACACCAAACGCAGATGATTATCGTTTCCACGCAAACAACACTGCTACAACAGCTAATAACTGGGCATACAAAATTGCAGCTAGAACCAAAATTATTTCAGAAAATACAAACCCATGTATCTCGGTAATGGGAGTGGCGCCATATGTCGCAAGTGCAAAAGAAACTTTGACACCAGCACAGGTTGCATCACACGTTTCCGGTTCCTTGGCACTCTTGCCAGATAGAAATAATGCAGTTATGAAACTTGTTGGATCGTATGTTTCAATTATAGCTTCAGAAATAAAGCCAGTAGGATACGCTACAACAACTTCAAATGGAACTGTAGATTATGGTTACTCAAATGGAGCAGCATCACTTGCTGCAACAATGAGTAGAACACCATCGTACACTGGTCTAACAAACAAAGCCCTTTACAATATTCAGGCTTTGCGTTACGCACCTACAAGAGCACAGCAAACAACCTTGAATGATGCAGCAGTAAACGCTGTTGTATTAAACTTCAATAAGATTGCAGTGTTTGGCGGAGCAGTAACATACTCGGCAGCAAATTCAGACTACCTAAGACTCTCAACCAAGAGAATTGTAGATGAGGCTTCACAGCTAGTTCGCCAAGTATGCCAAAAGTTCATCGGTGAACCATCAACAATACAAGTAAGAAATTCAATGGAAACAGCAATTTCTTCAGGCTTACGCGGAATGCAAATCAAAGGTGCCTTGCTGGAGAGTGACTTCAACGTTACGTATGTTCCTTCAGATAACATGGCGATTGTAGACCTCGTATTAACACCTGCGTTCGAACTTAATTCGATCCAGGTTCAAATATCCATTAACATATAATATACCGGTTGGAGGGTAAAAAATGGCAGCAGAATCGTATAACCCAGTAAATAAATATCTTAATACTTATACTACATTTTCAGGTGCAGACATAGTTGCAACTTTTGGTGGAGTAGAAATTGGTGCACTTTCAGGAATTACATTTTCAGTAACAAGAGAAAAAGCACCTATTTACACAATGGGTTCACCAAACCCAAGATCATTCTCAAGAGGTAAGCGTGGCATTGCTGGATCGTTGATCTTTACAGTTTTTGATCGCCCAGCACTTTACACAATGTTGGACAAGAATTATGAATCACAAGATTCAAAACAAATGTTCTACACCAGAGCACATAACACACTCCCAGGTGACACTCAGTCAGTTGGAAGAGGAATCCCTGGCATTGGAAACACTGGCGGTTGGAGCAAGGACGTTGTTAAAAAGGTTCCTTACTACGCTGACCAAATTCCACCATTTGACATTACGGTAACTTTTGTTAACGAATATGGACAAGCAGCAGTTCGTTCAATCTACGGAGTTGAACTCTTGAATGAAGGTTCGGGAGCTTCAATGGACGATATCGTTATTGAAGAAACAATGACTTATGTAGCTAGAGAACTCGGCCCTATGTATGCCATCAAGGTAGACAAAGATGCTGATCAAACTTCCCTTAAGCTTAATGACATTATCAGTCAAGACGCAGTGAAGAACTCAGGGCTTAATACAAATATTATCCGTCCGTAATTTTAAACAATTACAAGTTATGAGTAATGCATGGGGTAACACCCATGCATTATTTATTTAAAAGACTGGTTAGGTAAAATGCAAGAAGTAAATCAACCTTCAAATATTTCTAGTTCTTCTGAAGTAAGACCAGAATATGACCCAGCAACTGATTTTAAATCAATACTTTCTAACATGTCATTTTCGGGAGCCGATACGGTTGCCACTATGATAATCCCTCAAATAGGTCCAGATGGCAGAATCACTAGTGCTGGCGATGTTATAGATATAGGTGAGCTTCAAACCATATCTTATTCGGTACACAGAGAAAATAGCCCAGTTAGAACATTGGGTCACTCTAATGTTAGGGGCTTCATTAAGGGTGGCAGAACTATCGCCGGCTCACTTATATTTACAGTATTCAACGAGTATGCTTTTTATAGAATAAAACAATACAAAGAATACCTTGCTAGAAGCAATGGTTTTTTTGCTCCGTTAGCAGACATGCTACCACCTTTTGATATTGTATTAACATTCTTTAATGAGTACGGCAATGCAGCAAAAATGAAAATATTTGGAATTACCATAATCGACGAAGGTCAAACTATGTCGGTAGACGACCTTATCACGGAACAGACATACACCTTTATGGCCAGAGGAATACAGCCTATGGTTAATATGGCATACGAAAAAGAAAAGTATGGTAATATGACTGATGCGCAAACAAATAATATTTTGAATATTAATAGAAATATTTTTGGGGATACAGATAACGGCGGGACAGTAACCGCTATGTATTCTAATTTAATAACAGATGAAATAATTTCTTAAGGAAAAAAAGTGTCAAATAGTTATTATGAAGAAAGTTTTAATCCGTTATCTAATTTAGATTCGGTTTGGTCTGGTGGATCAGCTGGAGATAATAAAGATAAAAGATTCAGTAATTATTATGATTACTACTTTGGCGGAGAAGACATCAAAGTATATGTTGATGGACTTTTTGAGCCAGAAAATGAATTAGATATATCTTCTTTTAGTTATTCTATTAAACAAGAAAAGCAACCTTTATATGGTTTCTGGTCTTATAATTACGATACAGTTTTATACGGCACAAGAATAATCAGTGGAGAATTTACTATATACACTCGTTACCCTAGACGAATGACGGACCTGATAGAACAAGCAGCTTCAGCAAGAGTTAAGAATCCTACGCCGCAAGAAAGTATGGGTGGAGTTGTTTCTCCTTTAAGATCAAAATTAGAATCAGCTGATGATCAAAAAAATATAGAAAAATATTGGGCCTATAGTCAACTTGATAGGCTAACGGCAGATCCTTTATCTAAAAATGTTAAAGATTCTGGCCACAACATTTTTAGTGCTCACCCACCATTTAACTTTGTTATTCTTTATGGCAGCCAAGAAGCATCTATGAGCCCCCTTGATTATAGTGGTCAAGCAGGAGGGGTTATAACTGATAATTTAGATAGAATGATTGTTTCAGATATAAATGAAAGATTGATAAGAACTGATAATAACGCTAACCCGATGAAGATAGTTTTGCAGGAAGTACAGCTTCTTGGTATGGCAACTTCATATAGTACAGGCGGCCAACCAGTCGCTGAGAGCTATCAGTTCATAGCTAGAGATCTTTACTTCAGCGAAGTAAATCTTGGCTTTATTAAATCTGGAACCACCCAAAATACTTCCGCTACAAATCAAGGAAGAAATGGACAATCCACAACCGATCAGTCTTCAAATAATTTAAATTAAATATATTGAATATATTTCATATGTAATGTATAATGATAAGTGAACTAGTGTTTTAATACAAGGAGATATTATGGCTACGCAAAGAAAAGTTTCCATTTCTACAAACCCTGAAATGGCAAAAGAAGTCAACGTTGATGAAGTTGTAGAGATAACCGCAGAGCCTGTTGAAGTAGCACAGGTTGATGATGAATCAAAGTCTGTTGAAGATTTGGACGACGAACAAGAGATATGGGAAGGTGGACCAACCGCCGGACTCATTAAGCATTGGAAAGAAGTGTACGGAGATATCTATGTAACTTCCTTGTCTTTTGATAAGCACATTGTTTGGAGAGTTCTATCTAGATTAGAATATAAGAGTCTTGTTAAAAAGATGGAACAACTGGTTCAAGCTGGTCAGTTGTCTTCGGCAGAAGCAAACATGTGGAACGAAGAAGCTATATCGGAACTTTGCATGCTGTATCCTGAGTATGACAAAGATAATACTGGTGGCATCATGGCTGGAGTTCCATCTTTGATTTCACAAGAAGTTTTAGAGGCATCGGGATTTGTCGCCCTAGAGGTTAGACAATTATAATTTAATTATGGATCCAGAAAAACTCTATGAGTTAAAAAAAAGATATGGTTCTATTTTTAGCACTTCAGTAAAAAATCAAGAAGTGTTTTTCAGAGAATTAACATTCGAAGAATACGATAAAATTATAGAGTATAAAAACTCAGAAGCCCATTCTTCCGTAGACATAGAAGATATCATCATCGGTGCTGCTGTTATTTATCCTGAAGATTTTGATATTAATTCTTTGCCTCCCGGTTTAATATCTTCATTGTCTCAGCAGATAGTTGACGTATCTGGCTTTTATTCGGCCAAAATAGCCAAAAAGATATTAGAGGATAAAAGGGAAAAAGCTAACGAAGTTAGAAGTTTAATGAAAGCTTTTGTTCTCGCTACTATACATACGTATAACCCTAAAGATTTGGATGGGATGACCTTTTCTCAGTTAGCAGAAAACGTCGCACTATCTGAAAAAATTATTGAAATACAACAAAGCATAAATGGCGTTGAGCCAACAAATATTAACCTTCAACTGATTGATCCAGAAGAAGAAATAGTAAAGAAAAAAACCAGTGAAGCTAGACATAATCTTTCTAAGAAAGAAGGAGAAGCTAGCTATTCGGACCCCATTGCTCAAAAATTATGGGGAATGCAGTAACAGGAGAAAGTCTTGATTAGAGATCGTGGTCCATTACATAACTTGGGTAATGGTGTAACGTCTCGTGACATACCTCTTAACGAGGGTGAAACAGAAGGCATTTCCCAGGATAGTGGTGCAGTTTCAAAAGCCCTAGGTGGCCATCCAGTCATGCGCTTCTTTGCGCATGCAGGAACAACGATGCTTGTTGCTGGCGTTGGTGCAGCCATGCTCAGGAAGGGTGGCCTTAAGCTAGCCCAAAAGATAGAAGAGTCTGGTAAAACATCTTTAATCAAAGATATGATAGATGTTAGAAGACATCTTGATAATTTACAAGGCGTTAAAAGAGCAATCAATGGCGTAAACGATCCATATGAAAAATTAATATTTCAAGCTGGGGATGAATTAACAACTGGATACCTTGGATCTAACCACGGAGCTTTTGAAAATTTTGGTTATTCATTTACAAAAAATGAATTAGATCAAGCTGGTAGAGGATTAACTTCAGAACCAGCTGCAATTTGGGGTCTTAAAGAAGACATCCAACAAAGGATGATCAGAGTCGGCAGGAGAATGCCGTACGAACTACCAGCTTTGTGGGGCGCACAAAGAATGGTTACAGATCCACTCTTTGGAAAAGATGATAAAAGAAAAAAAATAAATTGGTATAACCCTGCCGATGTTGTAAGCGATTTTGTAAAAACATCCGTAACAACTATGGCAACAATGATAATGCCGTTCGAAGGTGGTGGAGCAGCTGTTAATGCGTCCAAGAGTTCGCTTAATACTTTCAAGTATTCTATGGCCAGCATATCGGACTTGAGCCCAATAAAGCAAAAGGCAGCAAAAGGGTTTGTAAACTTAACTGAAGTTCTTGGAGAAGTTGGCCATGATATGGCTACTGCTGGGAATGCATTCTTAAAAAAGTCAGCTCAATCCTCAGGGGCATTTAACGCTGCTACGACAGCCATGGGGGCCAACGAGCAACCTAGATTCGTTGATGCCCTACACAAGGCCAGAAAGGGCGCCAGAGCCGCCTACGAGGCCTCTAGAGGGGCTAGAGACCCGGGAATGAAGAGAGCTACGAATTATGCTAAAGCCCTCGCATTTGGCGTTAGAAGCTCTGAGGGGGAAATGGGCCCCGGGCTAGTAGATACCATACCAGCTTTCAGGGGTTTGAATGCAGGCATAAGAGCAGGTACAGAACAGTTTAGGGTTTATGGGAAAGCCTATGACGCTCTGCAGAATTCGATAGAGCATTCAAGAGTATTATCTTCTTCTAGTCCAAGGTCCGCAGATGTAGTTTCTGCAATGCAAAAGATACAGGCGCAGTACTCTAGCAGGCTATCCAAGATGGCTAACCAGGTGTCAATTTGGGGTGCAGGTGGTCCTGGGGATTCAAGTTTTACTAGGTCTGAATTTTATCTGGGTCAACAAGAAAGTGAATACAAAAAACTATTAAGCCAAAGACTTTCATCTAAAGGTTTAGATCCAAAAGAAACTGATAATTTTGTTAATCAAATTAAGGTTATAACTCCAGGAGCTAAAACTCATCCAACCAATATGATCTCAATTGGAAAGATGAAAATCCATGGAGATGAAGAAAGCTACTTTGACATACTACTTGATAGACTTAAAGGCGTTAAGGGTGGAAAAGATTACGAAACAGCTTTGGCAAATGTTGCAGGAGCAGGAAAAACATCAGATCAATTTTTAAAAGAAGTTGTAGAAGAAACTAATGCATTCTTCACTAGTAAAGAATTTCAACATGGTGTAAAGCTAAAAATTAAAAACCAATGGACTTCAATGTTCAGAAACGATTTAGTTGACCGCGCCTCTTCTATCCTAAAACCAGAAAAAGCTGTATATCAAGATTTTGTTGGCCCACTGAATAGCGTAAAGAAACAATTTTTACAAAGAAAAACAGCTCAAGTATTAGGGATACCATTAAAAGATTTAGAAGGAAGGATGGTATCCGAAGATATAGTTAGAAATGGTTTGGCTAATAGAGGATTCGATCCAAATGATTTTACAAATTTAAAATCTTTTTTAATTAGAAACAAAAAAATAACCTCAGGAATATTTGACGGAAACTTCAATCTATTTGGCATGAAGCCGCTTTTAATAAGCGAAGCGGTAGACAAGGGTAAATTTGCACATCTACCCGGTAGAGAACAATCTATAATAAAAAACCTAGCTGGAAGAATGGCCATAGATGACCCAGTATCTAAGTCTATAGGTTTTAATAAATTAGAAGGAGTTTACCAGACAAGGTCTGGACAAACATTAGATTTTAGTTCTATTAAAACGTCATTTAAAAATGTTGCAAACTTTTTTGCGTCAGACCTACACATCCCAGTCATTAAACTTAACCCAGCAGATTTATTTGGCCGCAGATCTTTTGCCGAAATAGCACAAAAGGGACCACTACAATACTCACCTGGATCAACAGTACAACCATTTGGCGATCTTCCTGGCACTAGATCAGATTTCCACATTTGGCATTCAACTAAAGGAAGCAAAGGAAGAGTAACTTCTTATTCAACAAATGAATTTTCTGGAGAAACTTTTGGAGAAACTCTAAGAGGAACCTACCGACCACTGCCAACTAGAAGTACCGAAATGCTTACCAAGCATGCACGATTTGCTGCCGGCATGTCTGGAACTCCAGCTTATGATGTAGATGGAAAATCTGGTTCAAAGTTTTTAGATTTTGTTTTAGGTAACTCTGAAAGATCAAGGCGTTTTAAAAATGCAATGGACATTGATGCCGATCAACCAAACTCATTGTTTGGTTTGCTTTCAAGGTTCCGCAATAGATCTGAAGATATAAATAATCCTCAAGTTATATCTCGCCTGTTAAGGGGCGAAGAAGTAATGATGAAAGAGGGTGGCGCTAGAAAACCATTTAGATTAAATAAAGTTGGAGAAAAATATAATTTAATAGATTCAACTGGAAAAATTAGCAATACTTATAGTGAATCTGAAATACTAAAAGGAACTGATATATTCAGGAAGAGAACTTTTGGTTACGGTTTTACAGATAAGATAATGCGACAGCTTGAAACTGTAGCTCCTGAAACTTTTACAAGATCTGGATTGAGCAAAGTATCAGAAGTTAGAACTCCTCAGCAGGCAAGAGATCTAGTTGCTCGATTAGAAGAAATGAAACCTATGCTCTCTGCGCAAGCTAGGGAGAGAGGAATTGATCCAAGGTTCTTAGAAGAATCTTATTCAAGAATAAGAAACATAATTAAGGAATCTGACCTAGCCGCCGCTGCGCAATCTTCTGGTAAATCATCAACAATTACAACTAGACTTGATGAATTAAAAAACGAAATATTTAGATACGTTTCGCAAACAAACGCAGTGCTGGGTCAAGGCGGTTCTACTACCGAAAGCATGTTCGTTAACATACAAAATGTTTTAACAAATTTAAAAAAATCTATACCAGCTTCACAATATGCAGAGGCACAAGCGGCAGCACTATCAACTCTATTTAATATTAGTGCATATACAACTTTTAATCAATCTATTTCTTCTGAACAAAATGCAAGAGCCGCAGTTGAAGCATTATTAAAGATAACTACATCTAGTTCATCAGGTGGAACAGCAGCTAGGTCTTTATTTGACCCATTTACACGTGGAACAGAATCGTTAATAAGTACTGGCTTAAGAAGGCCATTCAGCGCATTAGCTCCTTTGGGTAGAAGAAAGTTTGGAACAGCAGCATTTAAGCCAAGCGAATTTAGCATAGACCCATTAGGCTCTGGCCAATCTATCACTTTTGTCCCAACGTTTGGAACTGTTTTTGATAAAAATCCATTTGGAGCAATTAAAAGCGCATTAGGAATTGGCACTTATAAGAATCCAGAAAATTATTCTACAGCTGGCACAGCAGTTTCTCAAGGTGTTGAACGTTTAAATAGATACTTTGGCACTTTAGGCATGCAGTTAAATACATCTAAGTTTAATGGTCCTCTTGATCTGTATATGCGTGGGATGGTTGGAAAGAGAGTTCTTCCTATTTTTGCGGCTGGTACAGCAGCGATGACAGTGGACAGGACAATAGGTGGATACACTCAGCCAAAAGATAAAAATGGAGAAAGAGTTTATTCACCATTCTTTACGACTAAAGCAGCACGTGGAGTAGTTGAAGCAAGATCAATTTTTTCTGGCGTTACACCTGGTGGTTCTTCTTACGAAGACAAGAAGAAACAATTAACAGAAGGTCTTGTCCCTATAAGACAGGGTCGCTTTTGGCCGCTTGGCAATACACCATTTGCTGGAGGCAAAGTACAATACTACAGGCCATCTTGGTATAGAAAACTGCAAGGTGGAGCAATGTTCACCTCGGATACTTATGGCAGTCCGATGGAAAAGTTTTTGTATTACAATGATATCTCTCCACTAAGGCCGATAGACCCTTATAGGTTTGAAAAAAAACACTATGAGGATAGACCATATCCTGTAACTGGAGAATATTTTTCTGGTCCGTTTGGTCCGGCCGTACCTTTGTTGAATGCAACCCTTGGAAAAGTTTTAAAACCACAAGTGCTAATGCATGAACAAGAATTAACACAAGGCTTACAAAACTATGTTCAAGCTGGTCAATCGGGTGCTTATAATGCAACGCCATATATTGGTTCTTCTGGAGGAGGAATTGGTGGCGGCAGTGGTGGTGGTGTAGGACCTGGTCCGGGGATGTTAACATCATCTAACGCAAAATATGGATCTGCTGGTGGTACTCCTTTGTATACGGCTGGGAGATTAACTAAGGGCACAATAGCTGGATTGAACCAACCACTGATGCAAATGGCATACGGTCCAACAAAACAACGCGGGGTAATGCCAGCACAAATAGTTCCTACTGGAGCACCTATATCACCTGGGTCGGCTCAAATGCAATTGGGGGATTTTGGATATAGGGCTCAAGAAATGGCTGGTATCTACGGTTTTGGTTTTTCTTCTCTTAGAGAAAAATTTGGTTTTGGTAACAATGACTACCAACCAGATAGAGCAACTTTGCAATCCGCTTCAAAAGCATATGGAACAACAAGAGCGTTTTGGGATCTAAATCTTGGTGGTGCTGGCGACCTTCCACTGCCGGCACAAGGAGCTTTAGGTAACTTAGAATTTTCAGAAATAGTAAGAAGATTTATTCCTAAGGAAAGATCAGGAGTAGATTATTTAAATCCAATAAAAAATACTATGGGACAACAGTATCCGTTCCTCCCAGGTGCAGAGTATTTTACTGACTTTACAAGAGGCGATCCTTTTACACGAATTGCAGAAGGTGAACTAAGACTACCCGGTAAAGGTTATGAAAGATTTAATACATTAAATTCTGACGAAACAGGAAGATATGGTTTAGTCGATCAGCTGAGCATACTAGCTGATGTTGCGCCATACTCAAATCAATTTAAACAATTAAATGCTTCTATAGATTCAAAAAATCTTTCTCCAGATCAAAAAATAAAAGTTGAAGAGATAAGAAACAGAGTAGCTGAAACAACTAAAAAATATAATTTTAGTAGGTATGAATACAAAGATAAGACAGCTTCTGAGTTGGGTGTATCAGATAGAAGATATAAGTTTGAAAGAACAAAAGAATATTTAGCACATAGAGATACAATTTTTAATACTAAATTTTTACAAAATAGAACAGCCCAAGAAGATTGGGAAAGAAGAAACGTTTATGGTTCTACCTTTCCTCAGTGGCAAAGGCCTTTTGAAAGTTTTATTAAACCGATGGTTTACAAGGCTACACAAAGAAATCCAGTAGCTGCTTCTGGAGCTTTGTTAGCTGTTGGCACAGCATTTGGTAGAACTCCTAAAGGAAAAGCTTTTGGTGGATTTGTTGGCGCAGCAACAGGATTAGTTGCGTCAACGTATGAAAATGCTAGACAAGCAGTCACTGGAGAAAGATTTATTCCTAAGGTAAGAAAAAAAGAGTTAGCACTCGAAGAATATACCGATATGTTGAATTATGTTAAGTACTCTAGATTATCTTCTATGGCGCAACAATCGGGTAGTGGATTTGAAGCAAACCAATATAGGCAAGCCGCAAAAAGAACTATGTATGGAGCTGACATATACGGGGCCCCAATAGAAACTCTTTCTTTAGCAGTACCTAAAAGAAAAAGAGAACACTTTGCAGAAATGATTAATGCTCCAGAATCTGAACGTAAAGCTATATTGTCTACTTCTGGAAGATTAGAAAGAAGAATATACGAAGCTGCATGGGGGATGCCAGTTGAGGATAAACCTGATTTAGCAGAGTACTTTAGCAGGCATGAGTTACCAGATTTGAATTGGGAAGGGTGGCATCCAAATACTAATTTAGATCATGTAAAAGTTAAGATAGGTCAAAACATGGGTCTAGAAATGTCACAAATGGGTTACTATCCACAACAGATAAAAGAAGCAAACTTAGCTAATCCAGCTTTTCCTCAATTTAATAAACAAGAAAATAAGGATGATATACTTGGAAAATTAAGAAAGCTTCTTAGTGGCTCCGGTGTATCTGGAACAATTACTCCAGTAGCAAATACCTTTGGATCAAGCAGCATTGACATTTCAGCAGGTGTTAGGTAATGATACCAATAAACGAACTATTTAATAATCCTAGAAAAGCCGAGTATGCTGCTAAAGCTGGCTTGGCTAGAACTGAGCTTGGTAGAACAGGCGCAATAAGAATTGAAAAAGATCCAACTACTGGAAAAATTAGTTATGTATCATCCGTTACCGGTCAAAGATCAGACACTCCTGGTGAAGCTTTCTTGGAAGCTAAAAGATTTTTATTAACAGACTACACAGAATTAAGGTATGGAGCATCTAAGCTTGGTTCTGAATTTTATGATACTAGATTTTCTCAAGCAGGTTCTGTGCTCGAAAATCTTCAAACAAGATTAACTTCTGCAACCGATCTTCAAAAGTCACAACTAGGAAGAATTGGTCTTGGTGATATAGATCCAAGTACATTGATGATGCAAATTCTAACTAGCAAAAGCGAAGGGGGCAAGGGTGCAACTTTGGCGGCAAAAGAGCTAGAAAAACTTAGTATAGGTTTTGTTCCAATTGTTGATGGAGAAGGTGGAGCTTTCTTAACAATGAAAGCTTTAGTCGGCGGAGAACAAAAAGCATTGTCATCTGCTCAAATCCATATGATGAGCACAATCCTAGGATCAGGATTATTGAATCAACAAAAACTGCAGTCAGCGTTAGGTGACGCAGCAATGCCTGGCTTTGTTAACAAATTGCCAAAACGTTTAAGAGCATTCTTTTCTGAAAGAGATGCCTTAATGTCAGAAGAAGACATAATGAGGGCCATAGGGGCTCCTGGTGTTGGAACTTCTATTGAGGACAGGGTTTTAAGGGTTGATTCAGGTATCGACTACCTTAGAAAGTATATGGGATTTGGAGGCAGATCCACAGACTTAGTTTATGATGCTGATGGTAAAGTTATTTCTGGTGTTGGACAAAATTTTATTACAAAACAGGGTGGTGTTGAATATAATTTAATAGATGAACTTTTAGACACAAATTTAGTAAAAGCTACTATAGATAATTTATCAACAGAAAGTTTAGATAAAGGAATTCTTTCAACTGAAAAAATTAAAGATTTAGTTGGACGATCAAATAGCTCAAAAGAATTATTAGGCAACGTTGAAAAAACTTTTGGTAAAGATAGCAATGAATATAAGTCAATAGAAAGAATAATGAAAGGTGTAAAGAGAGAGTTTGACGGTATATCCGTAATCAACGATAGGTTAAGAACCTATAAAATGGATACACTGCAGGGATCTATAAATGGATTACAAACTCAAATAAAAGAAATACGCGCAGACTTAAAACTTGGCATAACAGGTAGAAGCAGGCAAGAAGCAGAAGCCTTAGAGCAGCAGCTTTACGAAATGCAAAGACAATATGATGTAGTGTCAAGAGCAAACAATTTGTACCAAGTAACTTTGCGAGGAGGTACTGGTGAAGAACAAATAAAGTCCGCTGCTAATTTTGCAAATTTTGATTTAATAGGAAATAAAAAAGGTTTATTTTCTGGCTTTGCGGGCATCTTAGATGAGGAAGCTATTAAGGGTGATTTAGGTTTTAATTTCAAAGGATTTATTTTTAGCGGCTTAGGAAGCAGTAGTGATACAGTTTATTCTGACCCAGTTTCTACTTCGTTTCTTGGTGAACTTTTTGCCTCAGATTATGATATAGAAAATATGAAAAGATATTCTGGCGAAATAATGCAAGAATTCAATACCTCTATTGATCAAAATATATTGCCACCAAGAATAAAGGAAATGTTACAAAGAACAGTCTTTAATGATGAGCTGGATTATCTGCCAGAGTACATGACTGAAACAAGAATTAGAAATAAACAATTCGCAAGAGACCTATTAGAGATGCATCAATCTGGGATATCGCCAAAAGATTCTCCAAGAATGATGAACATGTTAGCCAGCCTCCATGCTTCTGAAATGTATAGAGTACAAGTTAAGGGCAACGTTGCAACGTACTTGCCAGCGTTACCTGACGTTAGAAGATTTGCATTGAGCACCGAGAACGCAGCATTCCAAGGTGGTACGGCAGCAACGGAAAATCTTTCTGGGATGGCTAGTGTAAGAATGAAAGGAGTTGGCGGGGAAATAGCAGCACAGCTTTTAGAGTTTAGGGTAGATGACAATAGAGTTTTGTTTGGTCCTGGAATGACAAATAGGTTCTATGAATCTTTGGGTGGTTTCGACTTGGACGACAAAGTCTTAACTAAGATGATGACGTATAAAGATAACGGTGATAAGAAAAGACTTTTGTTTGGCATGTATAGACAGCCTTCTGGTCCAGAAGAATCAATATATGCAAAAGCAAATTTAGACGAAGGAACACTAAGGTCATATTTTCAAAACGAAAGATTTAGAGGACTACTAGAAGACTACAGATCATCAGCTGGTGGTGTAAGGGCCTCATCCTTAGACGATCTTTATTCTGTTCTTTGGAATGACAAAAAATACAAAACTATAAATGCAGACGAAGCAGAACAACTTGTCATAAGCATCTTTGATTTCGCGGAGTCTAAAGGTAAAGCTGGCTTAAGAATGCTTGACGGTTCCATGGAAGGCGTAGCTGGTGCTCACAACAGAAGAATACTTAGGTCAATTGAACGACAGGGTTCTTCATCACTAGCAAACAATCCACAGTATACAAGGCCTGGAATTTTCAAAATATTTGAAGAAGAAAATAAAAAGTATAATTTAGAACAAGGCTTCTTAATAAAAGATCAGATTAAAGAACTTCTTGAAAATGATTCATATAAAAATTCTTTAGATTCTTCAGTTTATAATCAATTAAAAGAAGCTTTAGAAAAATCTCAATTTGATGAAGTAAACAAAGTATTTGAAAAAAATATAGACAATCCATTTTTAGCCGCAATAAAAGAACAATCTATTTTTAATAAAATGTTTAGTGTTGCCACTTCAGAAGAAGCAGCAATGCTGGGGACGTATGTTAATAGAACAATGTTAGTCGGATCTAAGTTGAATCAAACGCAAGATTTAGTAGAACATTTAATAAATATGGGTGGGCAAGAAGGAAGAATTAGAAAAATTCTTGAACATCAAATAGGTTTAGTTTCTCAAGAACTTGCAATTGACTTTTCCAAGAGCGCTTCTGGAGTTATGCCATCTTTGCTTCATAATATGGATATATTGAGGGATAGTTTAGCAACAGTCACGACAGCGATAGATGGGTCATCTGACGTAAATGCAGCTTTAAGGGCTGTGGAAAAAATACGTAAAGCTGGTGGATCAATAAATGATATTGGGTCACAAGCAATAGAAAATCTTGGTAGACGTGTTGGCACGGAGTACGCACAAGTGATGGAGTTGGCAACTGAGATGGCAGTTAGAGACGCCGCAGCAGCTGAAAAATTTAAGGAAAGATTCCTGCCAAAGATTGATCAACAATTATTGAAAGGAAGAGCCCAAGTAGTTGACCTAGAGTCTATGATCAGAGGCATATCTAGCGGGATACAGACTGGGGCTTCTGACTCGAGTGTATTCAAAGATATATTGGGACAGTTATCCGATGACCAATTGCCTGTAAGCCCAGAAGGAAGAAGAGATGCGCTTATAAAACTTTTTGGAGCCAACGAACAACACGCCTATGCTACCCTCTCCAGGTTACATGGTGCGGGCACAGTCGCTGCTGCAAACCTAGAAGCAATGAATAATATTAGGTATAGAAGTAGAACAATAAATCCAGCTTTAGCTTCATTTGAATATACAGAAGAAGCTAGAAGGGCAGCAGATTATCTTTTAGAAAAACACACAGAAGAAGCTTCTAGGATATCAAATTTCAGAGTAGATATGAGCGAACTAAATAATGAAGCAACATTTGAGTTGTATCAAAGAAAACTTAAAATGGGCGATACGGTGACAGGTGACATAAGAGAAGCAGCTCGTAGATCTGGTGTATCTGTAGAAGAAATGATAAATACTTTAAAAAAAAGAAGCGATCAAATTGGTAAAGAATTTATTTATGATGATTTAAATTATTTTCCAAAATCAGTACTTGAAGATTTCACAGGGTCTGGTGGAACAATCTCTAACAATTTAAGGGAATTATTTTCAGCAGCAGAGATAAAAAGAAACTATGCGTATTCAAAGAATATAATAGACAGTGATGATGTATTTAAAACTTTAAATATTTTAGGGCCAACAACAAGTGAAAATCTTTCTTCAAGGGCAGGACAAACAGCAGAGCAAATTTTGCAGGCTTCAGCGTATGGAGTTTTGCATGATCCTTCATCGACTCAATTGGACATACTGGCTTTATTATCAGACAATGCTGAGATACAAAAACAAGTATTTAATAACAGGAATATGAATGAAGTCAGAACAACAATGTCTAATAGGCTTGATGCGGTTATGGCTCATACAAAGTATTCTGAATTAGCAGATGAATTTAAAACAGATTTAGATTTCATTGGAAGACCAACCACTGCTGCTCCTGCGCCAACTACTGCGGTTGGTAAAGATTTAGAAAGAGTAATATCGGGCGAAGAAGTATCTGTTGCTAAAGCTCAGTTTAAACGAATTGGTGAATTCATAAAAGACGGAAGTTTAAAAAACTTATTCCAAGAAAATAAATTATTTAAAAATTCAGTTATAGCAGCAGGAGCCTTGGTTATTGGAAGCTTTGCTTATCAGGGGATGAAAGATAGAAGCCAAGAAGACATACAGGGCCCGCCACTTCTTCCTGGAGGATCAGCTTATGAAGATAATTACCCTAAGAGGATGGCTGAAATTCCACAGATAGGGGATACAGTTTATAACCCAAGTATAGATTATAAAGTTAATTTGTATGGAAATACAAAAGACGTTTCTAACTTTAGACAAGAAGCTATGGGGTTAGGAAAATTCAATATGAACACTACTATGTATCGTAGAGCTCCTCAGGCTGGGAAGAACCCATATGATGAAGTAGCTAGCTCTTTTTAAAGGTGACTTATGATTTTTGGTGCTGACAAACAAAATAAAAACTTAAAAGACGCTGCCGCTAAGACTAAAGATACATCCGCCAGGACTGAAACATCTAACGCATACGCAGCAAAAATAGCTTCCGATAAAGGAAACAAATCTGCATCAAACGCCGCTAACTCAAAAGATACAGTATATAAATCTAAAAAGAATTTAAAGACTTCGGACACAATTAAAGGTTCGAAAGAAGGTTTAATGGATGGTAAATCAACATACCTCCAGATGAACAACTCTGGGTATATGAATCAAAAGCTTCAGCAAGCTAGATATACAAAGAATTTTGAAACTCACCAAAGCCCGTTCATGCAAAGAAACTTTACAAACATACAACAAACTGGTATAATTAATAATTATAGTGGGGTTACCCAAGATGGATCTTCATCCAGTAGGATTAATGCTATGTCTAAATTGAATATAATTTGATGGTAAAATATGGCTGATCCAAGGATTAAAGTTTTCTTAGATAATCATGAGATAGATTCTAAGGCATATGATTATCTCAAATATCTTATTGGTCTATCTTATATAGATAAACTAATTGATTTTCTTAACCCAGATAATATTGGTAAAACAGTAAGCTATGGACAGCTAAGCGATTTTTTTAATAGCCAAACTTTACCTTCTGGTATAACAGAAGATTTATTAAAGTACACTCCAAAAGATTCTTTAAATTTATCAGAAAAAGATAAATTCAGCGTGTTTGCTGCAAACGTAGGAATAAGATATTGGTTGACTGGAACAAGGCAGCCTATACTGGAATTAACTAGCGAACTGCTAGCAAGGTATAAACCGGGGATAAGTCCAGAAAAAGCAAGAGACGATTTCTTTTACTATAAAGCTTTTCAGCGGAAACGTGTATCTTACAGAGTACGCAACCGTTGTACCAGCAGCAGAAGCTCTCTATAATAGATTAAAAATTTGGAAGAAAACATATAATCCATCAAAAGATAAAAATGAAAATACAAAGTCTTTAGTTTCACAAGAATCAATTTGGTTAACCGATCAATTGACCATTGGGTCGAATGATCCTACCGGAGATTCTGTTGAAGCTTTGAATTATTTTGAAGAAGTTTTTAAAAAAGTTTATGAATCTGATTGGATAATAAAACTAGATGAACTGAAAGCCTATGCTTCTCCAAATCAAGACATATCAACAGTTGATTGGACAAGTTTTTACAGAGCTTTTAAACCACTTGCAAACGACAATCCTTTTGACCCATTAAATAGCAATATAAACGCAGATCAATTTAATAGAATTTTTGCAAGGATACAAAATTCAGGGCTATTAGGCTTAGCCGGGTATGCTAGCGATATCTCAGCTTTTGGTAAAAAAAGATTATCAAATTCTTCTAACGTAAAAAGATCTGCATTTGATTTTATGAATCCAACAGAAGATCAAGCATGGTTAGATCAGTTAATATTTACTGTCCGACAAGTATCTAGAGACCCATTAACTCTAGCTACCATTAACATGTATTTCCCATCTTTGGTTACATTCTTCTTTGATGCACTTGCAGTAACCGCAGACTATTCAGATGGCGGAATAGGCGGCGGAGAAGAAGATACTGTAAATAATATGAAAGACTTTTTAAAGTCTTTACAAACAGCATTAGGCGCTAAAGAAGGTCAAGATGTATTTACGCTTGTCTTTAGCGGCCCAAATGACCCAAATAATTTTAGGAACACAGCAGAACGAATTAAAGAAGTTTTAAAAAAATCCCCATATAGAGCAAACATTGCTCCACAAACACCAGATATTTTTCATCTCAGACTTGGTGCTGCAAACTTTTATGTTCCACCATTATCAATCAATATAAATACTGCCTTTAAAACTGGAAGCTTAACTGGTGGTGCACTTAGGCAAAAGAATACTCCAAAATTTAATTCTGGCTATAAAGAAACTTCTATAACAATGAGATTGTTCTTTCCTAACTATGAAGAAATCTGGGGCATATCAGTCGAAGACGCATCTAGGATACAATTAAAAGATAATTTTGTAATTGACTTTGCTTCTACTGGAGATTCTGATAAAAAAATAGATAAGTTTCTTTCTTCATTGCGAGGCCTTGTAGCAGCCTTTAAGTATTCGCCGTTCCTTCCTATAAAGAGCAGTTATTTAAACAGCGTTCATGGGATAACTGCAGTTGCTCTTTCCAATATTCAAATACAGACTATACCTAATTTCCCATTTGCCTTAGCAGTTGACATAGAGTTGTTGAACTTTAATCATAAACCACTCATGCCAATGATAACCGATTTTAACCAGGCAATACATTGGGGTAAATATAGACAGTACATGGGTAAGGCGGCTGTATCTTTAAATAAATATGTTAATGGAGAGTTCCTTCAAAAGCAAAGTGACGTTAAAGCTTCGAATAGGACAGAGAGCCCGATTACAATGCAGCCGAACGTAACGGACGCTTTAGATAGAAAGTATGGCGCAGATTCAATAGAAAAATCTTATGGTATATCTGCAGTAAATCTAACAGAAAACCAATTGGTTACAAATGTAGTAAATGAATGGACAGATGGAAATAATATATCTTTTTATATTCCTGTAGAATCTCAAACAAAAATATTCTTGCCAGACATGAGTTCTTTCAGAGTTAACAATGAAGAATTATTGTCAGATCAAAATGAAGATTTTTGGTCAAGGATATTAAATTACTTTGGAATTAATGTAAATAATTCATCTGATTATGGCATTAAACTAGCTAACACATATGACTTATCAATAAGTGGACAATACAATAGAAATATCAGAACAATACTAAAAGATTCTTTGGACGTTTTAACAGCTGGCTCCTCAGATGGAGAAGTAAAAGAAAAAGTATACGCTTACTTAGTTAAGCTATTTAAAATAGAAAATAAAAGTTTGTCTCAAAATGAAAAGAAGTATATAGAAGATATCAACAGCAATGATGTTCCACCAGCTGCGGGTAATTCGACCTACATTGTGAATGGTGAAACACTTTCTAATGTGAGCATCGTTGCAGCAAAAGAGTACATGAAAAAAATAGCTTTAAGTTCAAAAGCTTATCTTGATCATACAACAAATACTTTGGTTAACAAAAAAGCTAAAGAACAACACATGCCAATTCCAGCAGATGGAGAATTGGGAAATGAAGCATATCAAAATCTGCAAAAGGAAATTAAGTCTCAAGTAAGTGACGCATTTAGCGTTCTTGTTTATGAAAGATTTTATTCAAGCGGACCAATTCAAGCTTTAATGGAAGCAGTACGAGCAAGGTCTGGTTCTTTCCAATTTAGAGAATGGGAAGTCCCAATGCTTAAGGTTGATCTAGACCCTAAGGCTGTGACGGTTACTGGCGTAAGTGTTTCTATGGGCAACAACTTAGCTAAGCTTCAACTCCAAATGCAAGATGAGCCAACTTATCAGCATATTGGTGGTAAAGATTCATACATTAATATATCTATGACAGTAGTTGGCGAAAAAGAATTAGCCAAAATAAAAAGAATTTTTGATCACGTAAACGCTTTGGCTAGACTAGAACATGCAAGTGGTGTTCTTGGGTTTATGGGTATAAAGAATATTATAACCGCATTATGTGGAATCAAATACGTTATGCCATCAAACTACACCGTATCCACTATCCCAGATTACCCTCACGTTTATCAGGTTAATTTAAGTTTAATGGACTTTGATGTTTTTCAACAGACCAGGGAAAAATTAAGTTCTGTACAACAAAAAGATTTTATAGATAATTTTTCTTCAAAAAGAAATCCATTCCTAAGAATTAAACAGCTCTGGGGATCTTTTAATGCTTATCCCGATTTGCCACTTGAAGTAAAAGATACTAATAATGAAACAGTTGGAACTCTTGATCCAGATTTTTATTTTAGATCTTTTGAAATGTTTGACAAAGATATTATATACAATATCTCACAACAAACTAAACCGATTACCTTTGGCGGAACTGATGCTGTCACTAATGAATCCGGGCAAGTTGCAGCAACGTATGCTTTTCTACCTACGTTTGTTAGGGAATATTCTAGCCTACTAAATAGTGAAGATAAAAAAGCAAAATTAAAAGATTTAAGTATTTGGTTAAGAAGTAATAATATAGATTTTAGTATTTTCTTAAGAGCATTTGAGAGTTGGAACAAGGACCCTTACGACGCCGCTGGTGGGTCACCAATACCATCAAATTCAGGTACTGTTGTTCTAACAGATTATATAGAATTTATTGAAAAACAAGATCCAGAAATTGCTAATAAGATATTTTCTGCGCCTTATCAGGTTGGAGACATATCATCGTCCAATCTAGAAGCGTATAGGGAAATAGAGTTGGCATTATCTGGGGAATTTAATTTGCCAGAAGAAGATGAAATAAGCTTTCTACCAGAAGAGCTAAACGCTCACGTAAACATATACTACATGCCAATCAAAGACCCAACTGAACCAAGTAAAACTCCAGCAATGTTAGTCTCAGCATTTGGAACAAACTTTGGTTATGTAGATTCGGAAAAAGGTGGAAGATTTTACCTTACGATAGATGGAGTAAAAGTCCAAAAGGGTTCAAAGGTTTTTGAATTAGCACCAATAACTATAGATGAACATTCTAATCCAGCTTTGGGTACTAAAAATTCCGCAGTTGCGGGGCTAACTCCTCTTTCTGATTATGGAAGTCCGATTTCCCACGGAGACAACGCTGTTCCAGAATGGTCCACAGGAAAAAGTGAACCACCAGCATCAGTCAACATGCACTGGGAAAAAATGTTGGTCGACACTCAATATCGAGATGTGTCAGGGAGAATGGTAAGAGCGTTCCCAACGTACATGCTTTGGTTGATAGACGAGGGTGGATACTTTGCTGGTGTAAAGTTATTTGATAATTTTTATGGCCTACAATCTATTGTAGATTTTTCCGTAGTTTCATCAGAAGATCTTTTAGGTGATACCCTAATATTCAGGGTATCTAATCTATATTCTAAGCTAACAAAAGCATCATCGTCAGATATATTTAGTGCAGATTCTCCACTTGGTGGGATGGCCTCTTCTGGAATAGGTTCTATATTAGATAATACTTTGAATAAAGCTAGAAATATTTTAGCTCATATGAAAAATGATTATGTTGTTAATGTAGAAAATATAATTCTAAAACCAGGTGTAAGAGTTCATCTAAGAGGTGGATATGGATCAAACCCAAATAGTCTCCAAACATTATTTAATGGAACTATAACACAAGTTGAGTACGGCGAAATTGTTACAGTTACAGCACAATCAGACGCAATAGAGTTGGGCGCAGTCGTTAACTCCACCAACAAAAAGGGCGATAGCGGAAAAATAGATGGAGGAATAAATACTGGACTTTGGATGTCGGAGCCTAGAGACTTAATGGTCAGATTATTATCTATGGGTACTTCTAGGTTTAGAGAAGGAATAGCCAATGCAAGCAGAGGGCTAGTATTCTCTGAAAACAAATTCGGCATTAGGCACTTTGGTGCGATGATATATAAGCCGATGAGCGAAGCAGAAGCAGCAAGACAGTATGCTTTAGTTGACTCATTAGCAGATGCACATAGGGCAGGTAGTGAAATGAGTGGTTCCGCCATAGGGCAGTCTGCTTTAAATATGGTTGGCATAGGTGTGCAAGAATTTAGATACCCTGTAGCTTCTTTGATGGGTCAACTTTGGTCAAATTTTTCAGCCCAAAGAGATATGGAAATATTTAAAAGAAATATATATCCAGGAAATGGAACTGGAATAGCACAATTCTTAGGCGGTGACTTAGGCGATGGCTGGACAAGCGTAGCTTCTATAACCCCAGAAGATCAACCTAACCCAAGATTAGAATATCTATCAAAATTATCCGATAGATCTTGGAATAGCATGATGTCTAAATATGATCAAGGCAACGCAAACGCAACTGCAGTGATTGACTCCCAAACGCAAGCTGGAGCGATAAAGGATAGTCAAGCCGGTGCAAATCTATTTAAGAGTCTTTCTTTGGGTGGAATCGGCGGAGCAATGTTTGTAGCTGGTGGACCAGTAACAGCCACCATTGGTGTTGGCGTGGGTCTTCTTGGGGTTTTAAGTGGAAGAGGCGGCAATAACATTTTTAGAACGCTTGGTTTAATTAGCACAAATAGTGACGACGACATGCCAGGTTTTGATGAGGTTTCATTTAGGGCTCAAACTTACATGAGAAGTGTTTGGGACTTATTCCAAACATGTGCTAGATTGCTTCCAAATTATATAGTTGCAGTTAGACCATTTGAAGATAGATCAACAGTTTTTTACGGCAAACCACACTGGCTTTACACTTCTGGCGTAGTGCCAATTACGACAGGATATCCTGGAGATGAAAAGGCAGCTGAATTAGGAATAATACCTCCACAAATAAATGATCCAGATTTTGATTTAATGACAATCATGACGGATATAAATAAAAATATAAATCCATATGCAGACGCAGAAGCTTTCTTAAGAGGAACTGAACCGCTGGAAGCATTGAACACACTTGCGGCAACACAAAAAAACGCAGAAGGAATTTTCAATGCAGCTGGCTACTTGAGGGAACAAGGAATATTAATTAATTTTAATGATAAAGATTTTCAAGAAATAGCAGACGACAAAGGAAACATAATTGCAAAACTTCCTACATCAAAAGGAAAAGTAACAATAGGATTCCATTTACCTGTAGGTAATAATACTGAAATTGTAACCGATCTAACTGGATCTTCGCATGCGCAGATCCAACAACTACCAAGTAGATTTAGATACCCATTTTTTACCGTAAGAAACAACGACGACAAAACTTTAGATACGTATGCTTTTCAGTATAATAAGGTCACTTCTGCTGTTGAAGTTAACTATGCAATAAATAGGGCTAACGATATATACGGGGAAGAATTTAAACAATTTTTAATAAAGGACATAGATTACCAAACCGAACAAGGTATTTCTGGTTCTCAGGTTGTAGAATTATTAAATAACCCTATTGATTTTTCTTTGAATGGTTTTATTCCAGAAATAACCGCAAACAATCAATCACTTTCGATCATCATGCCCTTGCCTGAACCAATTTTGAATGGTCAAGGTTCATCAGATATATTAGAACTTAGCCCAGAACTCAACGGCAGCAGACCATTCACCTACAGTGAATGGGAACCGCCAAAAACAAGTTTAGAAGAACAATTCTATATAGCTATGAGATGGCCTTACAACGTCGCAGTGCAAGATGCCGATCTAGTTAAGAAATTTAAAAAATGGTATTTTGATAACGACAATGCGTCTTTGTATGGTGAAGCTAAAGACTATCAAAACATGCACGTTCTCGTGTACAATCCATCAGCCAATAATGGCGGCGGTGCAGCAGTAGTTTGTAAGCCAGCTTACTTCCTTTGGGGTAAAAATGATCCACCTGCTTCGTTATATGTAAATACAGAAGTAGATGCTGTAGTTTCGCCCGATGCAGCATATTATCTAGATGTTTTAACTGATAATTTATCTTCAGTTAAAAGAAGTCAACCCAACAAAGACATTTGGGTAAGCGAAGGTAAAGGCTACTCAGCAGTGCCAGATATCGAGGAGTGTTACTTCGCATTTGTGCCCAACACAGTGCCTCTTGGGGTAGCTTTCAGCTCAGTAGCGCCAATTAAAACATTTAAAATTAAAAAATCTAATAATACTGGACCCGAGCTTCAACCATTTAACCCCGTTGGAACTGATACACCCACAGAAGATTCGGTTGTAATTGGCTTTGGTCCTTGGACGGCAGGAACAAATGGTGGAAATTTATACGCTGTTTTAAAAAATCCAAACATGGAAGCAATCAGGCAATATGTGCCAGAAGGTGCATCTAATGAAACTGACGTTGAATATGGACCTGGTGGAAACTTTAAAAACTATTATGATTTGATAAGAAAATCAAGTGATGATACAGCTAGAAAAAATTTAAATGATTTATCATATGGAATAAATATTCTTAAAAGCGAAAAATCAGATAAAGATTACAGTTCTTCTGGAAGAGTACAATTTCCATCAATCTATTCTCTTCAAGATATGATTTCGATTGAGGCAAGAAAATTTTATGATGAAGATTATGATTTAAATACATCAGTCATAGCAGGCAATGGAAGAACTTTGGCTCAAGCTCAGCAAATATGGGATCAATTCCGCTATGGTTATCATACTTATGAGTCAGTTCAGAGAATTTTTTCAGAGACCTACTTGATGAATTGGGATGATACAACTCCATTTACTGGTGAAATACAAAAGATTTTTAGCGGTGAAAAAATATCAAAAGATTTTGGATCTTATCAAAAATTTAATGTCAACGGTAATGCCCTAGATGAATTTAGTTTGCTCTTTGGGGATAAGCCGACTTCATCTCAAGCAGATGCTATAGAGTTTGCTAGAAAGAATTTCATAGATGCACCTGAAGCAAACGGTGGGCTAATAGAATACTTCAATAAGCTTACTGTAGAAAAAATAGCACTTTTAAAATCAAATTTATTTGATCCAGTTCAGATGCAAAATATATATGGTAAAGGTACATCTGAGGCAGACCTAGGTACGATAATAAAATGTCCTCAAGATTTGTTTTATTATCTTGTTGGATTATTTAGGCAATCTCTTTGGGCTGATCCGTATGCAAGAGCTTGGTTAGTTCTTAAGCCGGATAGAAGAATAAATTATGGAAATTCTCCTACGGATGAGACTTGGTCATTCAAGCCTGTTGACAAAATATTTCAAGCCTATATTTTTCCAGGAAACACATATGCTAAAGATAAGACTAAGTTTTTACAATTGCTTTTTAAGAATAAAAGCGAAGGAAATAGCACAACAAATTTAGCTAGTAGAACATTAAGTAGTTTGGGCGATTTTTATGATAAGAGTATTGGACAAATATTTAACGCTGTTACAGACAGCTTATCTGCACTATTTAATGTGTTCAGACTTAATATGCTTCAAACTGGGTATGGTCTTTCACAAAGCACAGTACTTGCAAGGCAAGCAAATATCCTCAACAAAGCTTTAAATGATTCAATATATTATCAATTAGGAAGACCAGGCTCTTTACTCAGGGCTGTAGATAACCCGTTCACAAGAGAGTATGCCGAACCAGTGGTAGAGATTAGAGAACCATTTCAAAGAATACATTATCTAAGTTCTTTCTCTCATATATTGTCAAATCAAATTCAGGAAAACTCTGGAGTTGCCACAACAATAACAGCAGTATCTGATGGCAAGTACCCAGTAACCGTATCTTTAGATAAGGGTGCGCCAGCTGATAGACAAGTTGAGAATACTGTGGAAACTGGAATCTATTTTGACAATATAGTTGGTAGTGGATTTTTTGGTTTCCTACATCCATTGTTACACCCATTTGAAACTGGAAGAGGGATATCTAAAAACGTAACCGGAGCACCAGATGAGTTAAGCGCAAAAAGAGTTGCACTTAGTCATCTAAGGGAATCTGTAAAAGATATATACAGTGGAGAAATAATTATCATGGGGAACGCAGACATAAGACCTCATGACCTAGTCTACTTGGCGGACATCTATGAAAGAATGTACGGCATGTTTGAGGTAGAACAAGTCGTCCATCATTTCACTTCAGAACTTGGTTTTGTAACTTCAATAACCCCAAATGCACTTGTAACCGTTAATGACCCCGCAAGATGGTTTATGACTTCTTGGTTGCATTCTTGGATGAATGTCCAAACAGTAAGGAATGATACTAGAATATATTTGGATTCATTAAGAGCTGGCAATACCGGTTTAACTATGGGTGGAGAAATATCTCTAGACGCCCTTGGTAATTCTTTAACTCCACAATTAATAGGAGGCATGCAATTTACTGGTGGATCTTCTGCTCTTATAAAAGACGTTATAGCTAACGTTACTGCTTCTGGTTTTACAAATTCTGGTTTATCAGAAGCAATAAAAACACAAGCTAATAAAAATGGCAACACTGGCCAAGTGGATGGTGCGGCAATTGCGGGAGTAATATCTGGAACAGCTGGTTTAGCAGTGGGCATTGGAGCAGCTGGTTATGGCGCTGCCACTGGCGTAGCTGCGATATCGGCTGGAACAGTTGCTGGAGTTGGTGCTGCCCCAATAATAGCTACAGCTGGCATGCTACTAGGTCCTTTAGTTTGGAAAGCTTGGAAGTGGGTTAGAAACAATTTAATGGATCAGCACGGGTGCTATATACAATATCTAACTAGAAATGGTCAACCAATGGAAGCTGGCCTTTCTTACAATCAGGGCATGGTCGTGGGGAGGTATCATTCTATAAGTTTGCTGCCAGGGATACTAGGGGTGAGAACAAAAACTCGTTCAGCAGATGGGTATGAATACATTAGAACCAATGATCTGATGAAGAGTCTTGGTTGGAGCGAAAAAGAAACAGCAAATTTTGTTAGGTATGCCAGTTACGAAAACGCACTAGTCCATGCACAAGTCCTAGGCTTAGCTGGTCTTGGCCCAGATAAAACTGGTTTTGAACCATTCTTTAAGGTTTTATGCACCCTAGATAAAGGAACTGGTCTAGGCGGTTCAGGCGTAACTGACGGCGACACAATACACGTTAAAGATGTTTTAAATCCTGATGTTAAATTTGTACTTCGTTTAGATGGAATAAACGTTTCAGAAAAAGTTCAAATAGGATTTACAGAAACTTCCAAAAATGGTTATGTAATAGGAAAAAATATAAGATTAATAAATGGAAAATATTATGCTACATTAGTCACTGGCGGTTATGACTACACCGACCAAGATGAAGTGATAAAAGATGCATACGGTTATCCAGTTCCTAAAGCAGTAGAAAATAATTTGATTCCAGCTAAAATGATTAATAATCAAATTGCTCTTGGTGATAAAATAATTGTAAGAAATTTAGGTTACCCATTTGATGGAACTTTCAACGTTCTCCCTTCTGTCGTGGTCGATTCAAATTTCAATTCAAGCATAATCAACTATGTAACATATGAGTTAACCCCAAATCAATCATCGATAGACTTATATGGTCCAGTGCAAAATTATTATAATAGCAATTTGCAAAACACTATAACTCCAATAGATAATAAATTAATATTTAATTTGGATAAAGAAAAGCAAATACAATATAGTTCTGAACCTATTCAAAATGATTTGGTAATTGAAGATTTTGGCAGTCCAGGAATGGTTGCAACAGAATTTGTAAAAACTGTTTTAGAGAATAAAACATTTGTTGTTAGAATAAAACAATCAAGAACTGCTCCAGATAAATTTCAAAATGAAAATGATTTTGAACCAAATGGTAACGATAATAGAATTAAATTCTTAAAAGAAAGATATCAAAGAACTTTAGGAACAATTTTCTACAACGTACCATCAGGATCAATACAAAAATATAAAAGCACTGTATTTACTTTTATGAAAAATTATAATTTTGACACTAATAAAATTAGAGCTAATTTTAAAAATGAATTTTTTGATTCAAAAGAACCGTTCTATATTAATTTTCCATATATTTTTAGCACCGGATATGAGCTGAATACAAAGTTTGATTGGAACAGTAATGATTATACAGCCTTGTTATCCGAAGGCGAACCAAAGGGTGAAGAGCGAGTGAGAACATTTTATGCTTTGATAGAAGTTCTCAAGCTGTATGAGCTTTATGGAAACGCTTCAAAATGGCCACTTATGCTGTGGGACGAGTACTATGAAGACGGAACCCCTGTGACTCTTAACTGGGAATTAATCACTAGAAATTATGGAACAACAGTTTATACAAAAGATTTATTAACTGAATCCGAATCGGTTATAAATAGTTCTGATCAAATGATAAAAGAGGTTAAATAAAATGTCTTATTTTGATATATCTATTGATAGTTTACAAAATTCAGAAACCTTTGCAAATGCAATATCCGATAACATAGTCCCAAAAAATGGCAAAAATATAGTAGGAACAACTACAGCTCAAAGAGGTTATTCTGGCCAAACGCTGAGTTCAACTGACTTAGTTTCAGCAGCAAGTGGCAAAGATCTTTTGGCTAGCGGAGTATACGGGAATATGTATAGATTGAATATGACTAGAGAAAGTCTTTCAAGCTTAAGCAGTTCGATATTAGGTTCTGCTGATTCAGATTTACAGATACCTTCTGCGAATGAAGTTGATGCCGATGGAAACCCAGTTATGAAAAAACGGACATGAGGCGGCTTTAAGTATAATTGCCTCTAGCAGCCTAGGAAGAAATTATAATGCAGGTGTGATACCAGGTTTTAAAGATTTATTAGAAAGCAAATACAATCAAGACAACGGTGAAGGTGGTCACTCAGGCGAAAATGGTTCACCAACAACGGGAGCAGTGAGTGCTGGGTACATGCCTATAGCTTTAGCTTCTAATTTAACGGAACAAGAAATTAAATATTATATTTCAAGAGGAAGTATATTAAAGTCTTCAGCTAGCATAAATGATTCCAGAGTGTTGACTGAAGGTTTTCAATTTGACATAACAGATAGTCTTACTAATATAACTTATAATTCTACAACAATATTTCCTGGTATAGAAGGATCTGGCAAAATCCAAGAAGTGCCAGAAGATATAATAAAAGCAAAACCTCAAAAAGCTTTTGTTTCAGCAGCTTTGACTGAGTGTTTAATATTTCTATCAAGCGACACTGGCGGCAGTCCTTTAAAGATAATTGGTGGGCTTGGTGCATTTAGGGCTTCAGGTTCATCTGATCAAGCAGCAAACTTAAATGAATTAGTCTCTGGAGGAAGTATAACCGACCATGCTTTTGGTAGGGCTTTTGACTTTACTTCAATAACATTATCTGGGGAAACACTAAGGCCTTTATCTTCTGGAATTGAAGCTTACAAGGCTCACCTTGAAAACTTACTGCTCAAATTGAGCACTGCCCCTTGGCATATACTTCCAGATTTTATAATGGTAAATAGTTGGGTAGGTCAAGATTATGCTAATGGAAAAACAAATGGAACTACAAATAAATTATCTGAAAGATACCCAAATTTAAAATTTGTAAAAATAATACTTGATTCCAATTCTCATTCAGATCATATACATATGAGTTTCTCCCCACAAAGAGGGGGGATATATGTGGGCGAAAATGGTGCACTGTCTGCAGTTTATAGCCAGGGTGATGTCAATGCAAACAATGGGGGATCTTCTGGCACAAGACCAGACAGTGCACCATTGAATATAAATACTTCAGCTTTGACTAAGATTTATACTGATCAGAGCAAAATGACAGATATTGAAGTTTATACCTTACTAAAAGAATACGGAAATTTTTCTTCAGAAATGGCAGCAATTTTTACGGCGATATCATTTAGAGAATCAAGTTGGAAACCAAGGGTAGTTAATAATGATTCTTTTGTTGGCCTATTTCAGATAGGCACCAAAGAGTCGTGGAGTAGAGACTTGTTGATAGATATACAATTGCCATATGAGGGATCTTCAAAGATGTGGCAATTAGTTTTAAAGGATAAAGCTGAGATAACAAGCTTAACCGGAGATGCGATACAGGAATTTATAGACTCTAGATCTAGATCAGAAAATCACGCAGAATTTTATGCCGGCTCATCGGATGAATTGTGGATACCAGTAAACCAAGTCAGGATGTTAAGGTCCAAATTAAGCCAAAGGAATTATGCAAAAGAAGTCACCTCGGGTAATACAAGATTTACCTGTGTGTTTTTTGCTTGGGGTGAATCTTTTTTAAAAAATAGTTGGATGACTAGTGTTGATTTTCAAAAAGCTAAATCTGTTTACATAAAAGCAGGCGGAGATGTAGAAACCCTAAAAGCTTGGGTACTAAAAACAGTACCTAAAGATTCAACTGCCTGGTATAAATTCGATGATGCAGAGCATTCTGATAAAACCAAAATAGAAGCTTGGGTAAACGAAGAGGTTTATTTAGGCGAGCAGTACGGTAACTGGAAAGATGGAGTATTCACTCCAACGCGAGACGCAACGTCTTCTGACAAATGGTTAAAGTGAGGAATTTTTATGGCAACTAATTATCCAAAATTTGATAATAAAATACAAAATCAAATTGATCTATCAAGAATGCGCCAAGCTAAAACAAGGCCTGGTGTCATCATGCAGTTTGATAAGAAAAGCAACATGGCAACAATTATATTGGATGACGCATATTCTGGCCAAGTTGGAAATATCATAAGTTCAGTCCCATGCCCTGCTATAATGGGTGTTCAAAATGTTGCACCAGAACCAGGTACACGTTGCCTGGTCGGCTTTAGGGATGACAATGAGAACAACGCATACGTTATAAGCTATTTTGAGGAAAGCAATTTAGGATCTAACTATTTAAGTAACTATATAGTTAACACTGGAATACCAAAGTTTATGGCGAGATAAAATGGATAACACTAAAAAACAAAAAGCAAGTCAACCAGATGCAAACTTTCCGGTAGGAGCTGAGCTTAGTAGAAGAAGCCAATTTTCTCAAAGAGAAGTTGGGTTGAATCATCCTGATACAAGTTCATTCTTAAGATTGAATGACGAGGGGGATGTAGAGATTTTTGCTGCCCCAGGGGTTGGTATAGTCATTAGCGCATCCAGTAGAACGATATCATTCTTTGCGGAGAAGGTAAGATTTTTCTGTGCCGAAGACGGTTTAAGATGGAATGAATTTAATTTTAATTATTCAGCGTCTGACTATTCTCAGCCAACTTTAGTAAAAGTAGATCCAAAAACTATACATATGGCACAGAATAGCGCATATCATTATCTGGCTAAACTTAAAGATATAGATCAGAAAGAAGCTCAAAAGCCTATTACTATTAACGAAGAGTACGGTTTTAGTCAACAGCAACCTGAAACTGGGCAGAAATATACTTCCGCATTTTCAGTGGAAGATTTAAACCCTGACCAGATTGTTTTCTTGGACAATATTCTAAAGGATCATTCTACTGAATATATAGAGTATGTAGTAGGATTAATGAAGGATGGTTACTCAAACCAACAGGCTAAAGAAAAGGCTGATAAAGATAAAAATGTCTGATTTATTTTTAACGATGTCTGGAGATCTATTAATTAATGGCAATAAAGATTTATCATTAGTTAATTCTGGAGCTCAAAATGATGTCCAACAAATTTACATCAGATTGATGACAGAACCTGGCGATTTTTTTGTATATCCAAATTTGGGGACTGACCTATCCATCCTTTATGGGATGCCACAAAGCAAGGAAACCGGAGATCTAGGACAAAGATTAATTAGGGCGGCACTTGAAAAGGAAAATATTTTTCAAGGCAGGAATATAGAAATAACCTCTGTCCCAACTAGTGCAGACTCAATTAGATTTGACGTGCATATAACCACTGATAGCAATGAACCAATTGTGTTGTCTGTAACACAAAATTTGTGAGGATAAAATGATATACGGTACAAAAGATAAATCACAAATAGTTAATTCCATTTTAGATTCATTACAACAAAATGCCGGTATTGCTGCGATACAACCAGGTTCGGTAGCTAGAGCATTTGCTGAAGCCATGGGCTCTGAAATAGCAGACCTTTATTCTTCTCTTTCTTTTACTCTTAGACAGGGAGGCCTTTCTACTGCTTCTGGTCGTAACTTGGATCTGATTGGTGACCTATACAACATCAAAAGAAAAGACATTTCCGACAATGCCGCAGCGGAAAGACAGTCTTATAATATAGAATTTTATATACAGACCCCGTATAGCGTAGACATTGTGATCCCAAAGGGAACAATCATATATACCAATGTAGATAATTTTAGCACGAAGCAATATAAGTTTAAACTTAATGGCACTGTAACAATAGGCGCGAGTACAACAAGGGCCTATGGTCTGGTAATCCCAGATTTTACCGACAACACATATACCGCTCCAGTTGGCTCTTTGACTAGACACAACTTCATTAGCCCTCCTGGCGTTGTCTTATACTGCAATAACCCAAAAGAAGTTTATGCAATCATTAATTCAGAATCCGATGACAACTATAGGACTAGAATAATAGGAGCCCTAAAGACTCGTACGGCTGGCACAGTTGAGGCAGTGCGCTTTGCAGCTCTGTCCATAAAGGGTGTTAAAGATGTTAGATTAAGAGAATCCTCATATGGCCTGGGTTCCTGTGATGTTATCCTTGTTCCTGAATCAACAGCAGAAATAAAGATGATGCCAGAGATGGTTTATAATACGATAATCAATGTCAAGCCAGTTGGGGTTAGGTTCAATATTAGAGTAGCGGAAAAAATTTCTGTTAACGTTATGGCAACAATAGCAATTTCATCAGCTGTATCAGAAACACTTGCTGCTGGCATCAGAAATCAGGCTGCACTATTTGTAAGAAGATACTTAAATTCATCTACGGTTGGAACCACTATATCTATATCTGAGATAGAAAGACAAATTAAATCATCTTCAGATTACATAAGGTCTGTAACAATAAACTCGTTTAACGCAGATGGAAAAGAAATACCGCTAAAAGATTTTACCCCATCTAGCGATAAAATATACCCTGTAGCTGGAAGTGTTTCTATTAATTCTGTTATAATGGGCATTAACAATTATTAACCCTAGAATAGGTTAGGTATGAAAAAGACTTTTGTTGTTACAAACAAGCATATAGTTCGCGCCCCAAATATAGCTCAAGCTAAAAATGTGGTTTTTACTGGCGAAGGCCATGGTGACGTCCTAGGGGAGTCTTCTTCTGTAGAAGAAATCTCACAAGAAGAAGTTATTGATTATATTAACGAAAAAGATTCGATGTACATACAGTCAGCCGCTGTAGAGATAAAGGACGAAGAAGAAGAGGAAGAGTCAGAAGATCTTTTATCAGAAATATCTGATTCAAGAAATGACTTCCTAAGATCAGAAAATAGAAGACTGGCTAAGAGAGTAGAGACCCTTAAGAATGTACAAGACGAGGTTGTAAGAGCAGCCTATGCTGCAGCGTACGATGCTTTTGCCGGCTTTGAGTTCCCAGAAATTAAAGCTCCTTCTTTAAAAAAGAATAAAGAAAAAGTTCCAGAAACTGCGGTAGTAGTTTTTGCAGACTGGCAAATGGGTAAGGTAACACCTGATTATAATACTAATGTATTAGAAGAAAGAATAGAAAGATATACAGAAAAGCTGTTAGAAATAACAGAGATTCAAAGAATGGATCATGAAGTAAATGACCTCCATATTTGGTTGTTGGGCGATATAGTCGAAGGTGAAGAAATTTTCCCTGGGCAAAGCCACCTTATAGACTCTGGCTTGTATAGACAAGTCGCCGTTAATGGTCCAAGAATACTTGGGAACTTTGTTAAGACCGCATTGGAAAACTTCAATCATGTACACATTACTGGCGTGATAGGAAACCATGGAGCAGTAGGCGGAAGAGCACGCAAGCAACATGATCCAGAAACCAACATGGATAGAATGCTCTACAAGATTATAGAGTTGATTGTTGGCGATGATGAAAGAATCACTTTCAATATTCCAGATGGCGTGGGAGAAAGAAACTGGTATGCTGTCGATACAATCGGCAACTATAGCAGTTTGTTAATTCACGGCGACCAAATGCCTGCACCAAATGCTTTCCATGGTTACTATAAAAAAATAATGGGGTGGAAAGATGGAGCAATCCCTGAACACTTCGATGATGTTTTCATGGGCCATTATCATCAGCAATTCAAGATGACGATAGGAAGTTCCATGTTAAGAATCTCTGGTTCTCCAGAAAGCTATAACACTTATGCTCAAGAATACTTCTCTTCAATGAGTAGACCTTGCCAGCATTTAATGTTTGTGCACCCAGAAAATGGAGTAACTTCAGAGTATTCTATTTGGCTAGACTAAGTTAAAGGAATCAGTAATGAAAAGTTACCTATTAGGTTTCCAAACTGGAGACTTTAATAAAAATGGGAACGTTTGGACAACTGGTTCTATCAACCTGTACAGCAATAAGTTTTATAAAAACTATTCATATTATAGATCAAAAACTGGATTAAACTTAATACGGAGATTACACCTTTGTTGGAACAGAGGTGTCTTCTCCGTCTTATTCAGCTGGCCATTCAACGCCGATAGATCCACTAGCTTCTTATGTAACTAATTACGGAGAAGTAGTTAGGGATGAAGCAAGCCCGTCTCTGCTCAGGTTTGTTGACACTAGTTCTAAAGTTGATATAATATCTTTTAAGCACAAGTTCACGAGTGTTCCTGGCGATCAACAGCCAACGTTTACTTTCCAAATATATGAATCGGATAAAGTTAACGGCCCTTGGCTTAAGTCAACTTTAAATATAGATTCAAATTCAATATTTTTAAGTAATTCTAAACCATATATAAAAATAGAATTAACAATATTTTCTGACGTAGAAGATCTATCGGCACTTGGTTTACTTCTATATGTTAACGTGGCGATACATGATACTACAACTCCAGTAATATCTGATTCCGCTAGAAACATTTTAAGAAAATTCCCTACATGGATGGACATCTATGATGACTCAATCGAGCATGCCACACCTGAACTAGCTACCCCAACAACTATTGGCGGTAAATTCGTCAACTCTTTAGTTGGCCATTATCTAGATGATTTTAATACTCAATTAGATGTTTCAAATATAAATAGTTTCATCAGCACAGCAGACATTGATATTCCAGCCTGGGGTTATATATCTTATAATATACCAGCAGCTTCTTTAAACTTTGTTGGCGATCTAATTAAATTAGCGAGAGCATCTTCATTAGAAAACTTTAATTCTTCAAGGTCTACTGATTATATTTATTATCATAATTTATTAGATAGTCAAATAATGACATTGAAAAAATTTGATTCACTAACCATAGATGGATCTATTTATTCACAAGAGCCAATTATGTTGTTTAATATATTTGATGAATTTGGCGCAAGAGTTGGTCTCAAAAGATTGTACCTAGAGCAAAATCTTTCTTTTAAAAAGAGGATACTTGATGCGTACATAAATCCTCCATCGGTAAGTTTGGACGGATTTAAGAAAACCTTAAGAAGAGAATTGAATATTTGGACAGCCTATGGCACTACACCAGATTCAAATTATCAAGGTGCAACACCGGAAGTTTTAGAAATTAGAGACATAGAATCTTCTACTCCATACATTGCTGACAATGGTGTACCGGAAAATCGTTTTTATGATTTTGTTAAATACATAAATGAAAAATATCCATTCAACTTAGGCTATGCAAACTGGGATCAAAGCATATGGGACTACGCTGGCTTGGACAATGAAGGTGTAGATTACATACCAAACACTTACGACAATGCAACCCCATTGTCTGACTATTTTCAACCAGGCGTTGGCGACTTTAAAGATCTTAGTATTGAAATTTCAAAACCAGATTCAGCTACGATGTCCTTTGATGGATACTTTAGAGCAGAAGGCTTTAGGACGGAGTCTCTTACTGATTACTACATGCCCATCGAACTTTCGTATAATTATAAGGCTCAATATACGGAACGAGTACCAGACCCAAATGTAAGTAACCCAAATTCTGCAACGCCCTTTAATGCTGGGGTCGCCTTGGTATATGAAGTTGCAATGCCTGCACATAACCAATATGCAACTCCTTCTGTTTTTTTTGCAAACCTAAACTACAATGATAGAAGTGATTTTTTTGTTCGTAATTATTTTGAGCAAACTGATCAAGCTAGCCCAGAGTGGAACTTTGTATCTGTTGTTGACACAAATGGTTTGACAAATCAAAATATAATTTTTAAAGAAAAAACTTATAATTATGAATACGAAAATTCTTTAGCGGCACCTAGATCTTCAGCTATAGATATAAAGAAAGCAAGTTCAGTAAAGATAGTTAATAAGGTTCAATGGGATCCAACTAAGCAAAGATACATCCCAGCTCACACCGGTCAATATAGGGTTACGTTTAATGAATCAAATGTTTCAGCTGTAAACCCATCTGTAAGCTCGAACATAGCGTTGGCTACTCCAAATATTAATTACATAAATTCAAACTTTAAAATAGGTTCAACG